GTGTCAGTGCTCATCGTCATGCCGCTACTCGTCGTCATGCTTGTCACAATGGTTGACTTCAGCGTCTACATCCTCAACCAGGGGCAGGTACGTGCGGCAGCCCGAGACGCAGCCCGAACCGTCGCCATCTACGGAGGAAACGGAACCAGTAGCGGACAGATCACCCCCATCGCCAAAGCATACGGCACTATCGAGTCATGCCCCAACCACACGTCCGCAGAATGCTCCCTCATCAGAAAACTAGACAAGGACAGCGCTCTCGTCCACTCCCAAGTGAAAGACGTTCAGTGCACCCCCAGCATCGCCACCAAAATAGGCCAGAACGTCCACTGTGACGTCACCTGGGAGTACAAGGGCATCGCCGGATCCGCTCTACCACTCATGCGCACCATCGGAGGGCTCAGCGGAGAAGTCAGCACACGAGGCACATCCGAGTCCGAGGTCCGCTACGACGGGGCACAGGACCTCGTTTACACCAACTAACGGCAGGGGACGAGAACGCATGCAAACAGTCCACCGTGACGTCGCAGCATCCAGAGAGATCGCCTTACGCGCCACAAGAAACAAGGACAGGGAGCCGCTTCGGCAACGGAGACGGCAGAGCATGACGGTCACGCACCAGTCAGCCCCGGCCACCACCATGAGTGGTACCGGCCCACAGGCAACCACGCCTGAAACGTCAGATCAGGGTGAGGCCCGCAGAGTACACAGGATCTCTGCAAAACCCAACCCAACTGACGAGCGTTACCGCCTCAAAAACCTACTAGACCGCCTCCACCGTAACACCAGACTGGGTTTCAAGTCCGACGACGGCGATGGGGCCCTCACCCTGTCTATCGTGTTCGTGCCACTCGCTGTCATCTGTCTGGGGCTCGCCATCAACACGAGCCAGGTCGTGTCCAACAAGTTCGAGTACGACACGATAGCCCAGTCATCAGCCGAAACCGCAGTGAAAACCATTGACGCGCGCGGAAACCTCGACGAGAAAGCCATTAAGGCACTCGTCCGGGAACATCGGGAACAGTTGGAAGCCAGCACCGCATACTCCGGGACCTGCAACGTCCAAGAGATCAATGGGAAGAAAGTTACCCTCCCCTACTACGAAGTGCGGCTAGAGACATCACGCAACGTCAAAGGGCGCCGCGTCAGCAGCACCTACAAGATAGACTCCTCGAACCCGAACACTGTTGATGTGCCTGACATTGAGAACAAAAACACCCCATACAGGGTCATCTCAGCGGAAGTGTACACGGCCACCTCATCCCCATTCGTCGCTATCGGACTGCAACCCTGCAACTATCACAAGTCCACTGTAAGCGCCATCAGTTTCGGCAGCAACAGGGACCTCGGCGGCACCCACACCAAGACAAAAAAGACCCCGAAACCCTGACAAAACAATCCATACACCCTATCCATATCACCCGCAGCCCATCGCAAAAGCCACGCGCTGAGACTGCGGGTAACATGTGCATGAGCGTGGATATTCGCTCACAAGAATCGACAGGCCAAAACCCACCGAAACAAGAAGAGGCGACAGCCAAAACTGGTGGGCCACTGGTACCATCGGGACGTTAGGACAACACAATGGGCGATCACAGCACCCCCGTCGGGCTCACAGAGGAACTACGCGGGAGGACGGTGGTCGCAGACACATCCAGCCTCCTCATGGTAGGTACAGGACTCCTAAACGTCCTCCAAGACTGCACCCTCGTCATCCCAGCGGTCGTCGTCCGTGAACTAGAAGACAAACGTTCCCACCCAACAATTGGTCTCCTATCCCGCCAATGGATCCGCCTCCTCGAAGAACTACGGGTCACTCAAGGGGGAAAACTCGCCGAAGGAGTACCAGCACCCGCACCCTGGGAAGACATCACCATCCGTGTCGAACCCAACCACAGGGATCAGAAGTCCCTCCCCGAGCACCTACAGGATGGAAGCCATGACAGCACCATTCTCGCAGTCGCCAACAACCTCCGCCAGGACGGGGACAAGAACGTCACCCTCCTATCCAACGACACCCCCATGCGCCTGCACTCCACCCTCGACCTGAACATTGACGCCATCGAGTTCAACGCCACAAGGGTTCTTGACGCCACCCCATTCGACGGACGCTACACAGTGACCCTCACCAGCAGTGAGTGTGCCGACAGCAACTACTGGGGCGAGAAAGACGGCAGCAAGGGCCTGGAGCGGGTAGAAGACCTGATCCTGTCCCGTCTCCCAGAGGACAGGGCAGAGAACGCCTACATCACCATCACCTTGGATGATGCTGACAGCAAGCCCATCGCGCACCTGATCCTCACCGGAGACACACTCACCCCGGTCGCACGCAAGGTGAAGTCAGAGAGCATCACCGGCCGCACCATCGAGCAAGACGTCGCCATGACCTGGCTGAAGATGCCCGCTAGCCAGGTACCCATCGTGTCCCTCGGAGGGTCAGCAGGAACCGGCAAGACCCTCGTCGCTGTCGCCACCGGCATCAACGAACTCAAGTACCACTACGACAAGATCATCGTGTTCAGGTCCCTGCACGAACTCGGGCAAGGACAGGAGATCGGTTTCCTGCCAGGAGACGTCAACGACAAGATGGCCGCATGGTCCGGGGCAGTGTTTGACGCCATCGACGTTATCGCCTCCAAGGGCCGCAGCAAGACCCAGAGCAAACCTGACGACAACAAGATCAAAAAGTACAAGGAAATGGTGGAGATCGCACCCATCACATTCCTCAGAGGCCGATCCCTGGCGCGCACATTCATGATCCTGGAAGAGGCACAAAACTTCTCACGCAACGAAATCCTGAACATCCTGTCCCGCGCTGGTGAGGGATCCAAGGTGGTCCTCACGTTCGACGCAGCCCAGGTTGACAACCGGTTCCTCCAGTCCGGGAAGCACGCAGACATCTGGAGCGTTGTTGACAGCCTCAAAGACAGTGACCTTTTTGCGCACATCACCCTGAAACAAACTGAACGCTCCGAGGTAGCAGAACTGGCTGCATCAATGCTGGAGAACCAGTGACCTCAAACTAGAGCGGAAGAGCCACAAACAACCAGTGGCAAAAAGAAGGCGGTCGATATTTTTCGGGATATTGGCCGCCTTCTCGCACATATTTTGACACACCGGGCTGGCCTAAGAACACCCGCGAACTAACATTTTGAGGTTTGGCAGATGGTCGCAGAGAACGGCACATTCTACATCACCCCAGGTGTAGGTACCAGTACACACAGTGCCGTCAACCGCGCATGGACAAGGGTGGCGTCCACTGTCGCCGTATTCTTCGCGCTCATCGCCATCATACTGTCCACCATCACCGCCACCCCCCTGGGGCAAGCAACAGCATCCAGCCACACCGCACAAGCCGGAACATTCGGGATCTTCTGCTCAGAGATAATGGGCACCAACATGGACTCCCAGGCGAAATGGTACCAGTGGCTCAAGTCCTACCCGGCCTCAGACAAGGATGGCCGTCGCCTCACCGCCCAGGAGGCCCTAGAGAACGGGCTCTTCTTCGTCAACTACCATGGCGAAGGTAAAGGTGATTTCCTGGTCAAAGACAAGTCTGACGAATCCTACAAGGAGCACTCCAAGACCGATGAGGCCAAACTGAAGGCCAGCAGAACTCTCAATAACTGCGCCCTCAACTCTATCGGTGTCTGGACCGCCAATGATCTCCTTGGTATTGCCAACGGGCTGTCCGGCATCACACAGTACATTGTGATGCACACGTTCGACTCGAACATGATCTGCTCCGATGCGAAAGACACGACCGGTGACTGTTTCAACATGCTGAAAATCATTGGTGGGACAGGAACAAACGGCCGCGAGTCAGCGAACGCCAACAAAGGCGGAATCATCGGGGCACTCACCGGGTCACTGTTCTTCCCGCTCGCGTCGCTCGTATTCATCGCAGTTGGTGTCGGAGTATTCATTAAACTAGCAAAAATGAAAATCCGGGACATCTTCTTCGGTGTCCTGTGGGCGTTCATCGCCTACATGGTCAGTCTCATCATGCTGCTGAACCCGTCCCTGCTCGCTAAAGCCCCACTGGCAGTATCCAACACAATAGCGTCCTGTGTGATCGGGGCGTTCAGTGGTGGCGTCTGCGGAACAAACAACTCTGGAACCCTCCAAGACAACGAATCCACATCAGACGCCGTTTGTCGCGCATACGCGAACAACAGCGACCCGTCCAGCGACATGCAGATGATCGCCGGTTCACTCACCTGCAAGATCTGGAAAGCATTCGTGCTAAACATGTACGCTGAAGGATCCTTCGGGACAGGGTTCGACAACCTGGACACACTCGACAAAAACAGGCCCACCAACAAGATACTCACCGACGCCGGTCTCAAACCAGAAGACTACTGTGTGAACTTGTACACAGAAAAGAGCATCGACAGCCAAAAGAACGGGGTACTCACCACCACCGACAACGGCGACGGAAACAAAATCTGTAACCTCGTCACGTACCAGATGTACCTGGAAACCAGCGTGAAATCCGGTGAAGACACCCTGCCGGACACAGGAAAGATAGACGCCCGCTGGTACAGGATAATTGACGCGGCAGCCGCCAACAACGGGTTCTGGTCCTCCTGGTCCGGCAGTATGTCCAGTACATTCCACAAGAACGGGATCGGCCTCCTCGCCATCTTCGTTGTCGTCCTCGGCGGTCTCGTCCTCATCGTCACATCCCTGTACGCCGCCGTCTACTTCATCTCCTCCGTCATCCTCATGGCTTTCAGCCCGATCTTCCTGCTCATCGGCATCGACCCTGACAGGGGGCGCAGAATCCTCCTCGGGTTCTTCCAGAAGGTCTCCACCAACGTGATGAAGTACATCGCGTCCGCCGGGTTCCTCGTCGCCAGCATCGCCCTGTATGGGGGCATACTCGACGACATTGACAGCATCCCCACAACGATCCTGTTCGTCCTGCTGATCACCATGGCTTTGCTCATGTACCGTAAGGAGATCATTGACCTACTAGGCAAGGTCAACGCCAAGGGCGAGGAACTGTCTTCCCGCATGAGCGACAGGCTGGGCCGCACCATGCGGGGTGCCGGTAGTGGCACCACACGGATGCTTAGTGCTGGTGTCGGTGGCGCGGTCGGTGCGAAGATGGCTGGTGGGACCATGAGGTCCGGGTTCGCTGATGCAGCCAAGCGTGACCTTAAGCGCAGCGGCGGCTTCGTTGGTAACGTTGCCCGTCAGGTTGACCGTGAGAATGTCGCCAACCGCGGCAAACTCAAGAACAAGGAGCAGGAAGCCAAGCAACAGGAGCGTGACGCCCAGCAGGCGGCGAAGAACTGGCAGGACGCATCCAGAGGTGCCTCTAAGGAGATCGCCAGCCAGGAGTCCAGGAAGGCCGCTGATCAGAAGACCATTGACCGGCTGGAGGGCGAGAGGTTCAAGAAGACTCACGCGACCTTCATTGCCCGTAAGGACCTGATCACGGACGCTGAACTTCACCTGGAGCGCGTCAACAACAACCCTGAAGCCACCATGGATGAGCGGGAGTCCGCAATTTCCAGGCTTGAGCAGGTGCGCGCATTCGTCGAGTTCGAGAACCTTGGTGAGCGTATCGGTGCTTTGGAGAAGCAAAAGTCAGCCATCAGTGACCCAGCGCAACGTAAAGCCTTCCAGAACCGTATCAACGGACACTACACCAGGATGGACGAGTTGCAAGAGCCGTTCGAGGAGATCGACGGCCGCACCTTCGACGACCTCAGGGGTCAGGTTGCTTTCAACGCTGACAAGGTGGCCGCCAGAGCCAAGTTCGGGTCTGAGCAGCAAGCCGCTCTTGACAAGGCATACCGCGACCAGGATGAAGCGGACCGCAACATCGACAAGGCGACGGCTGAGCGCGACCTCTACGATCAGCGCGCAGCAGGAGCACACCGGGAGGCCGCTGAAGCCGGACAACGTGGACGCATGTACGGTGAGATCAACGACCGTAACGCTGCGGCAGCGGGTAGGACCGTCACAGCCAAGAGTATTGACAAAGCCGACAAGAAGGTAGCGAAAGCACGCCAGGAGAAAGGCTTCGTATCCAAGGAAACCGCTAAGAAGGACCTGAAGGCTGAACACAAGCGCAACCGTGGTAAAACCAAGGTGACCGCAGACGTCCATATCTATGGTGACCAGGACACTGATTTGGACGGCAAGGGGGCGAAGTACGATGCTGACGGCACCGCCATAGCACCACCAAAACGCTCACGCGGACGACGTGCTGACAGCAGCAGGAGGCCATCATCACCGTCTCCCGCAACTCCGCCAAGCGCATCAACACCCGAACTGCCCGCACTGGATCTACCGCCCATCAGTGACACAAGTGGGTCAGAATCACAGTCCAAGCCAACGACTGACGACAAGCCTACCAGGAGGCAGAGGAGCGTGCCGTCGCCAGACAGGACGCCTGACTCACCCCCTCCACCACCCCCTGCCCCGAGGCCGGAGCCGAAGCCAACACCGGAGAGGAAACCAGAACCCATCCCGACGCCACCGCCCACACCCCAGGAAAAGCCAGCAGCAGACACAAGAACCAGAGAAGAGGTGAACCCACCAATGCGTAGACCACGGCCACCACGACCGAATCTTCCCCCAAGGAAGCCTCGTGACACCAAGTAAACCAAGACCCCTATTAGCGGCCGGAGAATAGCCGCCACCAGGAGAAGAAACCCAACATGAGTGACAACTGGGAAGATCCCAAGACTACCGACCCGGAGTTCGGCTACGAGCCTGATGCTGTAGCCGACAGCGAGGTGTACCCAGATGAAACTCAGTATCTCGACGGTGGCGACATTCCCGGACGCGATATGCCTGAGATCCGTTCTGCCCCAACGTTCATGCCTGGGACGAGCCGCAACATTGACCCCAGGGCTGAGCAGGGCTCCGATCCAGAAAAGGGCAGTGACTCACCAAAGGGAGATGGTAGCCACCCCAGCAACCCAGGGGACCAGAGGGGCAAGTCACACGGAAACAACGGAGACCCCAACAGTGAACCCCCAGTAGGTACCCCTAATGATGGAGGTTCCAGCAAAGGAGGCGGAGAAGGTAAAAACGGCGGCGACCCTAAGCCAGGTGGAGGCAAGGGGCGCGGTGGCGTCAAAGGTGTAGCCGGGAACCTAGCAAAGAGTGCAGCCGCCCAGGCCGTACCAGAGAAGGCAGCAGAGACAGCGGCAAAAGCCGCAGAGACCGCGCAGCGGGTCCAGTCGGCAGTCCACACAGTCGTCCACTCTGTGCAGGGCGCTGTCGCTGTCGTCACAAACCCTGTCTCATGGATCATCCTAGCCGCAGCCATCATCATCACCGTAGTGTCTCTCGCCGTGACCTCATCCATGATGGTGATCGGCCGTAACGAAAACGCAGACGGGTGCTTCGGTATCGGCGGTGACGCAAAAAGCGGGCGAGGCATCCTTGGTATCGGGTCAGCGATTCAGGGCGCCAAAGACAAGGTAGACCAGGAAGGAGAGGACTGGACCCAGCGAGGCAACCAGGCTGGTTCGTGGCTCATGTCCCAGAAGTGGGAATTTCTGGGCGGCAAGGGCATGTCCCGCGAGCAGGCCGCTGGCATCCTCGGTAACTTCATCCAGGAGTCCGGCCTGAAGTATGCTCGCGCCGAGATGAAAGGCCCAAACGCTGACGGCTCACTAGACCATATGTCAAATGAGCAGGCGGATGCCTTTACAAAGGACAACGCACCGGCTGGTCTTGGCCTGGCTCAGTGGACGTGGAACCCTGGGCGCGCTAAGACTCTCCTGGACCTGGCGAAGAGTATGGGGAAAAACTGGTTCGACGCCGAGGTCCAGTTGACCATGATCAAGAACGAGGTTGAAGCCTCTTACGGGCAGCGTCTCCTCGCGGCAGGATTTAACAACCAGGGCAAGTCTGAGAAGGATCTGGCACTCATCTTCCACGATGTCTACGAGGGCTCCGCAGACGGTGCTCAGGGCCTCAAGGAGCGTCAGGACAGTGCCAGCGAGTTCCTGTCAAAGTTCACCGGGTCCGCGGGCCTGCCTAGTAGCGACGGCGGCGGGTCATGCAGCCGCGGTGGAGGTACAGCAGTAGGTGGAGGCAAAGACAACATCGTCAAGTTCGCTATCTCTATCGCCTATCCCACCAAAGAGGAGTCGAAGTGCCCTGAGCCTCGTGGATACTCCTGTGCCCCTCAGGCGTACAAAGACGCTAAGCACAAGATGGAAGGGCAGACTGGTGCGGACCCACTGGACCTGTGGGCCGACTGTGGTCGTTTCGCCGCCACTGTCGTAAAAAACACGGTTGACCCAGAGTTCCCGTGGGGGCCAACAGGGGAGCAGTATAGGTATGCCTCATCATCCCCGAAGTGGCAGGCGTATAATGACTACAGTCAGCGCCAGCCAGGCGACATTTTCATCACGAAACCTGAGTATGTGGGCCACATTTTCGTGTATTTGGGGCAAGTTGATGGTGTGGAGAAGATCGCTGAGGCTTCCATGGAGGAGCGCGTGGGTGGTGTTGGAGAGTTCTACCTGAACTCCTCCCTCACTGAGGACTACACGGTGGGCGGTGCACACAGGCAATTCACGGGCTTCCATTACGTGGGCGGCTAACAGGGGCAGGATATACTGTCGTAAAAGAACCCAGGATTTTGTGGGACAGTTGCACGCACTTTTAAAGAACGACCCAGGGGGGATTCACGCATGACAGCAGAGAACTACGACACTGAGGGTGAGAACTTCGAGGAACCCACCCTGAAAGAGCGTATTGTCCGAACTGGGCTCATGGTTGTGCTTGTGGTGGCTGTAGCGGCAGGTGCTGTTGCTGCCGTGAACTGGTGGGGGGCCCGAAATGAGCAGAACAAGGAACCCGCATCGGTTGCCATGTCGGACACAGAAAAGACGAAGGTCGCCACAACTGCTGAACTGTTCCTCAGCAAGACCGGAAACTTCGGGGTCGTCTCCGGTACCGTAGACCAACAGGGAGACAATGTGATCACTGTCGCTAACACTGTCTCCACCGCTCCAGAGAAATACCCGTCACTGTTCATCACCAGGCAGATGGCTTACCGTAACGCCCTCCCCGTCATCGCTAAGGGGTCTCCCGCCTACATGGATGGTGTGTCAACCAGCAAGTGGTCCAACGAAACCGACCTAGGGTACCTGATGGGGTTCGAGTTGAAGGACTCTAAGGTGCAGCCCGCAGACAAGGCGTCATACATCACCTTGAATGGTAAGAGGGTCCTGGCGGTGAAAGCCAAGGGTACGTTCTCCAGCCGTGTCACTATGCGTGTCCAGAACGGCAATGATGTCGATTGGGATGGAACCTATACGGTACAGTCCAGGGGGTTCTCCGACCAGCCGGTGGAGTTCACTCTCGTGCAGGTTGATGGCACATGGCTGGTGTTCTCCGTGGACAAGTTAGAGCACCCATTCCTGCTGGCTAACTGGAAGAACCCCATCTACGCGGGGTACGACTTGAAGGACTACAAGGTGACCTCCAGCATTCAGACGACTCGCGGCCTGGGCGGTAAAGGGCAGCCGAACCAGAACTCATCCCTGACACCAGAGCAGGCACAGAACATCACCCCGCAAGGGAAGTAACCAGAAGACCTATACCCCACAAACAGGGCGACAACATTCAGAAGCAACAAAGAGAGTTCACTCATGGGGAAGCACGCGGCAGAGAACACACCACAACTACCAACAGATGAGGGAAACTGGGAGCGGGACATGGACTCTGTGCTCGCCAGCATCGACACCCACATGGGTGGGGTAGCCCACAGCGACACGGCCACCCAAGACGCCACACCCCCTGTGAACGCCAATGGCAGTGCCCCCAAGAAGACGGCCTCCTCACTGGAGTTGGAAGCGGAAACCGCAATAGACACTGATACTGCCTATGAGGTTGATCTTGACGACATGAGAAGCCACAGTGACGAGACTGTAGCCAACCTGGGTGAAGAAGACGATACTGGCGACCTCAGCAACGACACCGTCAGTATCGTGGACACCTACTTTGACGACGACGAGGAGTTCCTGGCTGGTGACGACAAGGTGCTAACCGAGGAGCAGGACATGGCCCTGTTCAAACAGTCCGGGAAGGTCGTCAAGTGGCGGGTGGAGAACCTGTACCGGCCTAACGGCGAGTTCCGGCGCGGCAACCTCGTTCGAGCCAACCCTCCAGTGCTCATCATCTCCGATAGTGACGGCAACGAGGTCGAGTTCATGGTCACCAGGGAGTTCGCCGCATCCATGAGGTCCGTGATGGGTGACGCTGAGATCGCACACATGTCCAGCACTCTGCCGCCGTGGGCCACCCCAACCAGGAGACCTGGCGCAGACAATACGTCAACATGGCGGGAGCGATGCACTCAGTGGGCGAAGGAACATAAGGTGAAGGCCACGGGGTTGATCCTGTTGGCTATCTACATGGTGGTGTCAATGGTCTCCCCGTTTGTCATGCGATATTTCGGCAGTTAACAGTCAGGTTCAATCACTGAAGGAATCTAGCATGGCGGCTGGTCCAGGCGGCAAGAAAGTTCGCGTATCGACAGGTGTTCTCACCAGGATGCTGTCAACGGCCGCAGTCAGGTGGGTGGGCGTCGCGCTCGCTGTACTTGGTGTCGTATACCTGTGTTTCGCGGCCACTCTGCTGCGTGTCGTTCTACTTCGGGACAACAGTGTCGTACCAGTAAAGAATCTGACGTTCGAGGGCGGTATAGCGCCAGTCGGATCGAAGGTGCTCGTCGATCCGGGCAACCATGATGGTGGTATCCTTGACCACTTGAAACAGTCTCTCACCCCGTCCAGGCAGGCCAGTGTCGTCACCATTGAGGCAGGCCCTATAGGCAGACTCCAGTACGCCGACCCGATCCTCACCGTCGATGGGAAGGCTGTGACAAAAATCCACAGTGAAGACTACAAAGCCATCACTGAGGGCAGAGACGGCAAGTTCCTCAGAGATGAGTATGTAGTCCGCTGTGTTCAGGGTAACTGCACCCCAGGCGAGGTGTTCATTGTCCCGAAGGAGAAAGTCATCGGCCAGACTCTCCAGCAACAATAGTACAACCCAACCGGCCAACAACTCACGAAAGAGTCAGTCGGCCAAGGGGCACTCGCCCAACACTACCTAGATACGAAAAAGGGGACACAAGGACACATGCCAGGACCATTCGACGAGTTAGTCGGCAGCCGGATGACAGACCCGGATGAACGACAGGCCAAGGAGATCACCCGCAGCAAGTCAAGAAAAGGACGACTTCACCATAGAGGGTCCGTATCCGAGCAGTCTGCGGGCCTGTATCTTGGTGCACTTAGGATGATTCTGTTCTTGCTAGTGGTTGCGGCTGCGATCTGGGCAGCGAAGTATGGGGTCGAGACCTATATAGGGCACCCGATCAACTCGCACGATGCGACACTAGCACCCGTCTCTTTGGTGAGATAATGGGTCGAACAGGTATCCAACAGATTGTAGCCCTCAGAGAAGGCCAAGGGGATAAGACAGCCCTCAGTCGGGAACTCGTGCACATACTGGAGCGTGGGGACCCGCAAGCGCTCAACTCGCTGGCCGTGTCGATCCTCAGGGGTGTCCAGCCCAGGTGCCTGCCTGTGGGTGACATTCTGGAAACCCCCATGAGTGCGATCCGTTGCACCACATACCAGGCCCCGGACGGTGACACATATGTCGCCCTCGGAGTCGCATACCTCCAGGACTACAGGAACCCCGACCCCACCCTGGACGCAACCATCCTGAACGCTACTGTGAACTATGTGCGATCAGTGAACCTCGACCAGGTGATCACCGACATCACCATCAACAACCACCAGCACACCATCCACCCCGCCACACCCAACATCACAGACAGTGGCAGTACATGCGGGCGACAGCGAGAGGAGGAGCCCAAGTGAGCGACGCCAGAATCGAGGACGAACTGCCCTACACAGTGCCAGACGACCGGCCCTCCCACCCCATCCCTAAGGCAGACATCACTGGGTTCACTGTTCCCGCTGAACTTATTGCCCGCCAGTACGCCCCCAAGGACCGCGACACCATAATCGCAATCCACCACGAGTTAACCAAACATGGTGCGGTCGATAACCAGTCCACATTCACCGACCCTGCCGCCAGCACCATCAGCCTTGTCAACAAAATCCTGGACGAAGCGAACCAGGCGGCACAGTACGAGAAAGACATACACCCTCACCTGTACGACCAAGACACCATGAGTGTCCTCGACTCAATGGACAAGGGCTACCGAGGTGACGAGAATCCCCTCGTAGATGGCCTTGACGAATACGGCAACTCATGGTGACCTGTGTCACACCACAGACAAGACAGTCACACTTGCATAACCGTATCACAAATATTTGACAGCCGCCACCCCAATGGTGTAACGTACACCACAGATCGCTCCAGGTAGGAGAGCAGCCTCAAAGGTAAGCGGTCAACACTCGTCGTTAGGGTGCTACTGGTTGCGTTCACGTATAGCCTGCTGCCAGGTTAACGTGTCGATATTTGGCGGGCACTTTAACACGGGTGTAGCCATAATTGACAAAATACGAGGCTTTAGCAACAACAAGAGGTGACAATGGCTACCTACCAGTACCTTACCCGCGAGCAGGAACTAGCCTATGGGCGTCAGGTCCAGGCCATGCTGAAGGTGAAGAAGGATGCCGAAGGTGAGGGCATCGACCTGGAAAAGTTACAACAGGGTCCAGTCAACAAGATCAAGGACCCGGAACTCAGGAAGATACGCACCATCCTAGATGACGGGAACCGTGCAGCAGAAGCACTCATCGAAGCGAACACTGGACTCGTCATCGACAGGGCCAAGAGATTCAAGGAAGCCTACCCTTCCGCACCTGACCTCGAAGATATCATCCAGGACGGGAAAGCCGGGCTAGTGCGGGCAGTGTGGAAGTACGACCCCAGCCGTGGACTGAAGTTCTCCACAATGGCTGTCCCATGGATCTTCCAGTCCATCAGCAGGTCAGCGAACCAGGTCAGCCGACCTATCCGGCTCCCAGAGAACCGTGTCGATCAGTTGTCCAAGATCATGCGCATGCGTAAAGACTACGCCGACACCGGAATGCGCACGAAGGAAATCGATCAGGAGATCATGCAGAAACTTGGCCTGTCCAAGGAAGTGTTCGACTCCATCGTCCACGCTTCTGTCCCACTGGTGTCACTGAATGTGGAGATCAGGGATGGTGACACTCATAAGGAACTGGGAGACCTCATCAACCTCGGTCAGGAACCATCCGTGGAGGAGCGATTCGAGCAGACTGCGATGAGCCGGGAACTCACCTCTGCGATTCTCTCACTGGGGGACATGAACGCAGACATCATCGCCGCAGCATTCAGTATTCACCTCCCTGGCCGGGTGCTAATGCGACCCAAGGATGCGAAGACTAAGTGGCACATATCCAACAAGACGTATGCGATGCGACTTAAGGCCGCAGTTGAGGCACTAAGGCAGGTGCTCTCATCTAAGGGGCTTACATACTTGGACCTGGCTGCTGCCGCCCAGTAGTACAAGCCGAACCTACATTCCTCCACTCCGCCACGGCGTGAACAATGATCAGTGGAGAGAGTGAGGAACCACCTGCCGTAATGGTTGGGGCTGAAGCATGTCGGTAAGATGATGCATAGCCCCAACCATTCACGTATTGGCACCACCACCCAGAAGAATAAACAGAAGAAGAGGCGCCAAAACTATATCATCCCGAGGTAGGTAATGGCTAAGAAGAAGAGCAGACGCACCCCCATTTACATCGGGTTCCATGTGCCGTCACACACATCCACGGAACATGCACTCGCCACCATAAGTGGCGCCACCAAGATGCTACTGGACGACGGAACCTGGAAAACCATGGGCATCAACGAAGGAGACGAGATAGTAGTAGCCTTCACCACCCCCACCAGTGCGCACACACCCGAGTTCTTCCAGTCGCTCCAGTCCCTACTGTCCGTCACCAAGGACTTCATCCCACACTTCACCCAGTGGACCAAGGAGGACACCCAGTGATCGGTGACGCCATCTACACCCGTGAAGAGTTCCTAAAACAGCCCGTGGACTTCCGTATCGGCGGGATTATCAGTGACGGCCAGTGGTACAGTTTCCCGAAGTGGAAGATGATGAGCAACTGCACCGAAGAGGAACTGTCCGCATGGATCGAAGAGCACATGCTTGACGGAAGTCTCCTCCAGTCCCCAACGGGCGCGAAGTCGTACCGGCTACGCCTGGATGCGATGCTTGACTGGTACAATGACCACGACCTTGAGTTCCCCGGCCAACTCACTAAGTTCATCTACCCGCCCAGGGTGTGGGACGGCATGACGGAGGTTGATGGGTTCCTTAAAGCCCCGCTACGTACCATCGGTATAGTGTCCTTCAACTGCTCCAACAGCACAGCAGAGAGGATCACTGAAGAACTCCGAGGTATCGCCAGAGTCCGTGAGGTTGAGCCAGGTAGGTGGAAAGCATTCTGCCTGAACGCCCAGTATGTTCGCAGCATTGTCGCCAGCATCCTAGACGAGGTGGACGACCCTGGTAAGAAGATCCACACGATGACGGCCGCGAAACGCCGGGAGATGCAGGACTTCACTGACGAGTTCAATCGGGGTATGCTTGCTTTCTACGTCTCATACTCTAAAGAGAACACGCTGAAGAGCCTCATGGAGACCATCAGGATTTTCATCCCGAACGAGGAAGATCAGAACTCACAGATCACCGAGTGGGTTATTCTCGCTATCCAAAAGTTCGATGAGTCTGCGTCTGTCCCATTCAGCGGCTACCTAGACGCAGTACTGAAACGGTGGCCCTTTGACCTGCCGCAAGCGCACCTGGGGAAGGAACTGAGCACCTTCCAACGCAACCGTTCACGCGCTATCAAGGCCCTCAAGAAGCGTTTCAAGGGCCGGGAAATGTTCACTAGCAGCGAGTTGGCAGAAGAGATGGACATATCCATGGCCAAGTTCGCTGACCTAGATGAGAAGCACAACGTGTGGCTTCGCACAAAGAGGGCCACGGAACTGAACTGGGAAGGACGCTCTGACGAGAAAGAGGCAGACCAGCATTCCAACATCATGATGGGGGGCGTCGGCACAATCCCCTCAGATACCGACCTAGCCCACAAACTATCCGTTGCGGTAGTTTCGTCTGCTATTGACACTGGAAGGTTCGACGACGCCTACACGCTGATCAGCCAGATCGACGTCAGAGACATCGACATGAAACAGGTGGAGTCTCTGTCGCCAGAGTTCGTGAAGGCACTCGGATCAAAACTCGCAATCTAACCTCATTGAGCATCCAGGAGACAGCACATGCCTAGACTAACCCAGCAGGAGAAAGACTTCATACAGGAATCCCTAGACCGCACGACCAGCGTCCCTGAGAACAACCTAGACGAGGACTCAGCCACTACCGGGGGTGCGGGCAGTGAAGTTGCAACCAGTCGGAAGGATGACAGGGGTCGCACTAGCCGAAGGCACCGCAACCTGGAACGCAACATAAGGTTCTGGGCAAACCCCATATTCTGGATGTCCCTCATCATGGTGGCAGCCTCCTTGTTCACTGGTGCTGTCACCTGGTTGGACTACCGGGCCAGAACGTACCTAGGTGACTCTATCGACTGGCTGGTGCAGCAGGGCCTATCGGAGGACTTTATCAAGATCACGAAACAAGCCGGTATGGGGTGGCTCCCAGACTTCATCCGGTTCTACCCGTACAGGTGGACTGCTGTCGGGGCCGTGTGGGTCGTCGCTGTCGCCATCATTCTCATCATCATGTTCATCGACTACCAGCGGCACAAGGAGGACAAGTGAGCAGCAGACCTAAAGGCGACCAGGACGAGACCTCCAAGAATAGTGGCGCTAGCAGCAAGAGTAAAGGACACACAACAAAGGAAACAACCATTAGGGAGGCTAGCAAGTCAACCGTGAGGATCCCCAGGTCGCTCGCGTTCATCCGCACCCGAAACGGGGCCACAATCACCTCCCTAGCGGCCGTCATTCTTGCACTCTCCATACTGCTGACCATCAGTATCACGAACAGGGGCCAGATCATTCCTGCTAGCAAGGAAGAGCAAGCCACCAGCACAACCACCACTAGGGGGCTGTCTGGTCGCACTACCGACGAGGACAAGGCGGACGCTGTTGCAACCGCAGCGACCCTCCTCAACGCCGCCAACAAGCACACTGGCGACCAGACAGCAGACCAGAGAGTCCAGGCCCTAGAACAGTCAGGCGATCACAGTAGCCTCGCGGACCTGACCACCATGGATGCCCTCACCAGGTACACACCCGAGTTTGATGAGGCCCTGAAAACCACCACCAGACAGTCACTCATTAAGGCATCCTCACTGCTAGACGACAACAACGACGGCAAGATCGAGGTCAGAGGTAACAATCCCCACCAGTACGTGTACCTTGACCAGCAGGCAGGGGTAGCCTATGTCCCCCTCCAGGTGTTCTCCGAACACGCCCCAGCGTTCTCCCTAGAGATGGTGTACGTCGATGGGCAGTGGAAGTTCGCCCCATACACCCTCCTAGACGCCATCAGACTGTCAGCAGCCCTAGGGGGCGCGCAACAGCACTAGTATCCACACAATCACCAGGGGCACCTACAGCGAGTTCACAGGCAACTTGGGGTGCCCCTGTGTACGTGTCGGTAACATGAACATGCCCCCGCACATACTATAGGCGTTTAGAGAACCCCGCATGAGCATTAGCCTGAGAAGCGTTGAACTGTCCAACATCCGCCACCACAAGCACTTCATGTTCAAGCCCGCTGACACTGGAGTCACCACCATACGTGGGGCCACCGGGGCAGGCAAGTCCAGCATCGTTGACTCTGTAGCCTGGACCCTGTTCGGAACCAAGCCGCGAGGGGTCACAAAAAACAGTGCCATCATGCGAGATCAGGCCACCTGGGGGGAGGATAAGTTCTACGCCCGCATCACCCTCAACGTGGACGACACTGTGATGATGGTGGAGCGACGCATCGTTTCCAAGACCGGGACCGTCGAGTGCGACGTATGGGAGACACCCCAAAACACGTACACTGGTGACGACAGTGCGTTCACTGACGACACACACAAGGCCGGAGCATCCGTCACCAGTGCTGAATCCTACATCAGGTCCAGACTCAAGATGGATGCGAAAGGGTTCCTCGCCGCCGTCCTCGTCCAGCAGAAGCAAGTAGACTCCCTTGTCACGGCCAGCCCCACGGAGCGGGCACAGGTCATTGAGAAACTGACCGGAATCTCCGCCGTTACCCTCGCCCTAAAGAAAGCCAGAGAGGTCAGCAGCGAGCACAAGAAAACACTCGCCTCAACAAACGTTGACGAAAAGCGGTCCGTTGAACTACACCAGCAGGCAGACGTCCTCAACAAGGAGATCACCGCCCTCACTGACTCCCTCTCCAAACAGGAGAAAAGATGCCAGGACGCCAGAACCAAGCACAAGGAGGCAGAGCAGGAGTATACGCGCCTGAGTGACCTGTATGAGCAACAGGAAACCAAGGTACGCAAGGTCAACGAGAACACCGCCCTCATCAAGTCTCTACAAGCCGACCTGGCGGACATCATCAACCAGAAGAAGGCCCTCAAATCCACCATGCGGGCAGCGGTGGGGGCATCAGTTCCACCAGCGGCCAAAGTCCGGCAGGAGATGATCGACACCCAGTCGTCCTTGTCCGCTGCACGGTCCAGGCATGCCGACCTCGCCAACAGTATCGCCACCTGGGAGTCCGAGGTCCAGCAGGTAAGTGACACCATGACCACGACAGGTGTCACCACCATACAGGAAGCTGAACAGGCCAAGGCAGAGCACACCGCCAAGGTGGAAGACCTTAAATCCCAGTCTCACCAGCATGTCGCAGACGGGAAGGCCCTGGAGGCTGAGATCGCCAAACTACGTAAAGCCATCACCGCCCTCACCGACGGGGAAGGCACATGCCCCACCTGTCTCCAGAAGGTTGACGCCATCAACACCGTCCTGGCGAAACTCAACCAGGACGTCTCCGACGCGGAACAGAAGATCGAACACTACCGTGACCTGTACCGGCAGACCGCGACAGCAATCAAGGAGGAGACCAGCCAAGTAGAAGCCCTGAACGAAGCCATCAAGTCCATCCACGACCAGGAGACCCTGACTCAACAAATCAGCCAGGCGAAGGCACAGGTCGCCTCTCTGGCTGGACAGGTGAGAGCACTGGAGGCACAGGTAGAGTCCACCCGCAAGGTACTCGCCACAGCCGAGGAGAACGAGACCCAGAAAACCAGGTACGACGAACTGGCAGCCAGGGGCCTACACATCTCAGACCGGATTGAAGCCCTGGAGAAGGAACTCGACGACATCAAAAACGCTACCAGCGGCGGCCCTAACGTCACCCTGAAAAAACTCGCCACACTCAGAGGCAAGGTAGACACGCTGGCAACCAAGGCTCACGAGGCCGACATGAGACGACTCGAAACCCAGTCGCAGATCAGCGTCGCTCAGGAACGATCCAGGTCTATCCAGGTGCAAGCCCAGCAGGTTGACGCTGAGATCGCCAAGTACAAGGACATGCTCACTCAGGTGGAGGAGGCAGTCACCACCACCAATGTCGTCGAGAGGTTCCGCGAGACCCGCATCGAGGACTCTGTGCCCGTCATCGAGGAGTACGCATCTGACCTGATCTCCAGGTTCACGTCAGGGAAGTTCGTGCGCCTAGAGATGGATAAGAAGTTCAACGCTACTGTGGTCCTCGCCGACGGCCGCAGACGCCCAGTAGGAATGCTGTCCGGCGGGGAGATGTCAGCAGCAGCCATCGCCCTCAGGGTCGCCATCTCCATGCTACTCAACCAAGGCACCAGCCAGAACCTCATCATCCTCGACGAGGTTCTAGTCTCCCAGGACTACACCCGCGCTGAAGCCATCATCGAGACTATCCGAGAGATCTGCAAAGGCCAGATCGTCCTGATTGCCCACAACGACTCCATTGACGCACACAGCGACAAAGTGGTCGAAATAACCCCGTAACCAAAACCGGGGATGGTGATATTCGCCCATGATTCCAACATTTTAAGGGAGTAGATACATGAGCCTGTCACCACAGTGGCGCAACGTCATGGAGGCACTGTCCGACCCAGCCGTCTCCGAGGTGACAGCAAACGGGCCAGACTCGTTCTTCGTGTCCAGGGGCGGCACCCGCTACCACATGAAAGACGTCACCTTCAAAGACGTCGATGACTACATGCAGCAGATCGGCGAAAACCTCATCCCACTGGTCCGATCAGCACACGACTGGGACCCGAACGGTATCCTCTACGAAGGCTACCTGAGCGCCCGCATCCATGGGAAAAAGGTCGCGGGCCGGTGTACCATCGTCCTCCCCCCAGCCTGCCTGACCGCCCAGATCTGCATCACTAACCGTGTCGCCTCCCTCACCACCCTGGAAGACATCGCCAGCACCGGGTCCATGAGTACCGAGATGCTGGACTTCATCAAGGCGGCCGTAGACAGTGACCTCACCATCGCCGTCAGCGGATCTACAGGTGCCGGGAAGACCACCCTCATGGAAGCCTGCACGAAGCGGTTCTCCAGTACGTCAAGGATCGGTGTTGCTGAGGACATGCCCGAACTGCACCTTGTTCAACCGAACGTCTCCTACCTTAACTCCGTACCATGGAAACCCGGAATGAAGGAAGAAGAATCCGTGTCCCTGACCTGGGTTGTCCAGCAGTACCAGCGACTCAGGGTTGATAAGGTGATCGTTGGTGAGGTTCGCGGCAAGGAGTTCGCCGACTTCCTCATTGCCGCGAACTCCGGCCTGGGCGGCTCCATGATCACCCTCCACGCCGAAGACCCCCAGAACTGCCTAAACAAGATGACCGAGTTCGCACTCGCTGGTGCACCAGGCAGACCCATCAAGTCCATCAACTCATCCATAGCGAACACCATCGACATCATCATCCAGATGGTCAAGACCCAGGACAAACGTAGACGGGTCTCACACATCCAGCAAGTCACCAGAACCGTGTCCGACGGCCCAGACGCCAAGATCGTCAGCGCACCCCTCTACCTGTGGGATAAGGAAACAGACACGTTCAGCAAGGCCGGGAACATGGAGGACTCTCTCAGGCAGAAGATGACCGCCCACGGCATCGACGTCCAAAGGTTCCTCACCTCAGAGATCGGCGCCAGATACCCCTCCCACGGCACAGTCGGCGGCATCACCCCACACAACAACACCATGCCTGCACCCACACCGGCCCCCGCAATGGGGACACCTGCCACGAGCAGCACACAGCCCTTCCCGAGAGTCAGGCGCAGAACCATATGACACCACCAGTGGTAGCGTACGCAGATGACTACAGGCTTACCGTCGAGAGCCTGAGATTCTACGTACCCGCATTCCACCAAGGAGAAGAAGCCGAACGCATACTCGTCGAATCAGGTGACACACTCCCCCCACAGGAACGCAACCGCCTGGAGGTGCAGGCTCGCCTCAAAACCCTAGCCGTAGCGAAGATAGAGTCCATGTGCAAGCCTCTCATCGTGAGAGAGATCAACAAACTCATCAACGGCTCCCACCTCAGAGGAAACGACGACCTGTTTAACATCCTCTACGAGACCGGCGTCAAAGTCGGCATGATCAAGGGTCTAAGACACTTCGACGTCAACAAGATCCAGGCCGGAGCCACAAACTACCTATTCCAGTGGATCGTCACCTATGCCAGGAAAGAGTTAGCAACCCATGAGGCCACCTTCGGTATCGCCCCATCCAGGTTCCAGAAACTCAAGAAAGTGTCCGCCGTCCGCAAGAAGATCACAGAACAGTTAGGTAGGTACGCCACCAACCAGGAAGTGCTCGACTACTTCCACTCCGGGAAGGCCGACATCAAGACAATGGCCGGGAGACTCAACGCCCCCAACAAAGGATACGCCTCCAACAAGGCCATCACCATGGACCTTGTTCAGGAGCAGGAGAAGTTCGAGAAGACCATGGCCTATGTGCAACTCCTCGACCCCCTGGAAGACTACCAGCGACAGTTAGACCAGGCCATCCACCCACCTAAACCCTTCAACGAGACCATCTTCGGGGCCTTCAACGACACCCACCCCATGACCGACCAGGCTGTCGCCGTCCTCATGAGCGAAATGGGCAACTACACAGACATGACCCCACAGGTGAGGCACGAACTGGACGCCATGACCAAGAAAGAGTACCGGGCCACCCTCAAACGCATCACAGAGATGGCTAACGACCCGCACGGCCCCTTCCAGGCGTTCATCCGCGCTAACGCCGACACCCTGGACGCCGGACAGGACTACATGGTGGGCGAGGAAAACAACAGCACTACAGACAAGGTGCGTGCACGATACACGGCAGCACTATTCCCGCACGGACTGAAACCACGCACAGGAGAACAACAATGAGCAACCTACTCAACCTGGACTACAACACCAAAGCCGTCATCGGGTGGTCAATGCTGGCAGTCGTTGCGGCACTCACCATCCTGTTCCTCGCCTACTTCGTGTGGTTAGTCATGTCGCAACGCAAGGACGCCACCCTGGCCCTGCCGGAACTGACCCTGAGTGGCGACGACAAGAAGAAAGAACAACAGACTGAGCCCATGGCCGCCCCCACCGGTCCGGCACCCGCGTTCACGATTAGCGCCCCAGACGACGGCGACCTGCTACTGGAGGAGGCTAGGGCAGCCGCAGCCGAGATCGCCGCAGAAGGCGACAACGGGGCAACAAGGCAGGTCAAGAGCCGTTTCTCACTACGCAAAAACTGATATTTACCTAAAAGTTTCCTGTGTTTTCTGTTTGGATGGAGTGATTTATGACAGACACACTAAACAAGCCTGAGATCATCACCAGGGTCGCATCGGCAACAGGCGACTCAAAGGCCACAGTAGAACGAGTCCTCACATCCTTGGAGGAGGTAGTCACAGACTCCCTGTGTGAAGGCCGCGACGTCAAGATCAGTGGATTCCTCGCGTTCTCCACAGTTACCAGACCCGCGCGCACCACCAAGAACCCCAAGACAGGTGAGGATGTTAACGTGCCAGCCCGCAAGGCCCTCCGAATCCGGCCACTGTCCAGACTAAAGAGAACTATCCGCGCATCCTGAACACAAAACGAAGGAAGCAACACCCCTATAACACAGCCATTCAGGGTGGGACCAAAGACCAAGAAACCAGGTCAAGGCCCCGCCCTGAAACACACATAAACAACACAGCAAGGTAGAATCACCATCAGAGATTAAACAACACGCAAACACATGGGGGCAGGCCGTGGCAGTCACAAAACCAACACCAGAAAACACTCTCCTCGTCAGAATTGACCTTGGGGTGAGCATGAAGCATAACCTGGAGGCGGCGGCAGAAAAATCACTCCAAGTTGCCCAACAAAAATGGGGCCTGAACCTACCCTCCACAGACATCGACAGGATCCTACACCACAGCAGAGCCCAGTTGCTCCGCCATGTCAGTGACGACGCCCGCACCGAGTGGGACGGCGGCAGAGTCGTCAACGTCATCGTCACCGCACCCAAGGCCGGAGAAGTCCTACTCCCCGACCCCAAGATGTCAACAGACCTCAAAACCACCCTCCTGAAGACGAAGCAAGGATGGGAGATCAACGAAGAAGAGAACGACAACGCCATCCGAGTAACAGAGTTCGCTGAACACTACCGGTCACGCATTCTCACTATGCAGGACACCGCCATCTTCTATGGGGTCGGCTCATACTCCACCTATAGTGACAGCAGAAACTACAGGGTGTCCCAGTGATATTCGCATTATCTGCCTAATGCCCCTGCCACACGTGAGACAAGGACCCCGAGAATGACCTCCAGGCTCACCTACTCGTCACTACCAACTGAGATCAAGAAGATAGCCAACGAGTCCCTAGGCCTGGGTGTCCTCAAGTCACTGTTCAGTTACGCGAAAACCTACCATCTCATCATCAAGATCAGTGACGGAATTTTCATCGGCTTCGCCCTCTACCACTTCCAGACCAAAACCATGAGGGACGGCAGCACCTACACGACCGGCATCATCGACTGCGTGTGCGTCGCCACCCCCTACAGGCAGGAAGGGTTTGGCACACTCCTCACATTCAGTACCCTAAGGAAGATGAACGCCTATGGGGTGGATCGCATCGAGATTCTACTGAAGAAACCTACCCCAGGAGACAAGGATAACGAACCCGGTGTACCACTCGTTGGCAGCGAGGACCTACTTGTCGCCCTCGGGTTCCGCAAAGTAAAAACCTACCGGAACAACTACACACAAATCTCCCGGCAATACGGTTACGATTGCATCATGTGCAACAACCGCCCCGACACGTGCCTGGGGATCCTGTACGCAATAGATTCCAACTAGAACCAGGCCAGGAATACAGTAGGATAGTCCCAGCAAAAACGCATGATACTGGGGAACAAAAACTAGCGGCAGCGATATTTTTCCCCTGAGTTCTCAAAGACCCACAAGGGGAAACGGCCGTAATGAATCTAGCATTTCTGACAGGAAACGCACCCACGCCAGGGGCACACTACCTTACAGGTGACGTCCAAGTGACCACCCGTAAAAGGGGCGCCCTGAAAGCCGTCACCCTTACCGCCGTCACCGTCATCATGCTCATTGGCCTCATCACACAGGCCGTCACAGGCGGAGCAAGCAACCCGCTCCCCAACAACCAACGCACCTCGGCCGGAACCACTGCGCTAGCCGATGACGAATCCGACGCCAAGAAAGAAATCAAGGGCCTATCCGACAGTTACATCCAGAAGGACGAGGACGGAAAACCCAGCCTGTTCAACACCATCAACAAGGCTGACGGGGAAGACTCGCCAAACGACTTCGGCTACATTATGCGCCGACTATTCTCCACCGGGTACATCAACCATGCTGGGGACGCAACCAACGACGGTCGGCAGGACAACTGCTACGTATCCCAGTCCGGCACCCCCTACTACCACAACTGTGACGTACCCAACTTTATGACCGAGGCGTTGCAGTCATTCATGGACCCGTTCATCACCACTGGGCCACAGAACGCCGAGATCCGTAAAGCCAAAGGCGGGCTACTGTGGGTGTTTGACGGGATCCCTGACTCAGAGACCCTACCTGACGCCGGACCGGCTGTTGACGAGAACGCCCGGTCCGCTAAATACACGGGCCTCGAAATCTTCGGATACAACCTCAACTACACAACCTACTTGGGTGAGTGGGACAACATCAAAGTGATGACCGCCGCCAGATCCCTGTCCAACTTCGGATTCATGGACAGTCTTAAACTCGGCGCCACAGCCGTCATCAAAGGTGTCGCCAACGGTGTAGGCAATGCAGCATCCGGGTTTGTCAACAGGATCAGCACTGGTAACATCTTGGGTGCTGTCGGCGGGCTCTGGTCCGACTTTGTGGGAGGATCCTCGGCCGCGGTCGTCAAAGTCGTCATGGACACGTCTGATCAGAATGTCTTCAACAATTGGGCATGGTACCGGGTTGGCTACGGGTCTACACTTTATAATGCCCGCGAACTCACCGCCGAAGAGACAGCCGCGCAAGCAAAACGCGCCCTGTATAACATGATCCTCGGATCCCAACCGGACGCGGCCACGGCACCCCAGGAACTCAAAGACCTTAAGAAACCGGCCGCACCCGCCGATGAGACCTCCAAGTGCGTTATCCGCGTCAACGGAAAAAACACAGAGCAGAAGAACGCCTCCGACAACGGTATCACAGAAGGCGACTGCAAACTTCAGGCGAACACGGCTGCCCCAGACGGCAAAGCCCACAAGGTTAACACCCCCAATGACCTGAAGAAAGACGGCGACTACGCCTGGAAGAAAGACGGCACCAGCAAGCGCCAGACCCTCAAGGAATGGGTCGCCGCCAACCAGGCCACCTTCAACACCGCCAAGAAGTACGGTATGTCCATCAACACTGACGGGGATGAGTCCAAGCGTGACGAAGTAGCCCAGAAAATCCTCTCCGAGTGGGACAGTGAGTACTCCAAGGCTCTCCAAAACTCCACCGCCAAAGAGGCAGAAGCCAAAAACAGTGAATGGGTGAACCAGTTACTTGGTACCGCAGCATTCGCCGCGCACATCCTATCCAACCCATCCCAAAGTTACAATGCTCCGTGGTCCCGGTTCGCCTGCACCAACGCGGACGGCAGTGACATGCACGAAGACAACGGCACCCTCGTCATGCTCATGGACTCTGACGGCAACATGAACCCCAAATGCTCCGGGGTGCGTCCACCTATCCAGGACGGTCTCTTCGGTAACGGCTACACGGGCGACGCCAAGAACCAGGTTGGTACAGACACGCGCCGCGCCCGCCTCAACACCAACGTGCTCGCAAACCTGATCCCCATCGACTCAGCATTCGACAGCGTGGCAGCGTTCTGGCTAGGTGTCGCCACCACCTCCACCATGGTATCCAACGAGGTCATGTCCTGGGCGTTCAGCCCACTCCTGTCCCAACTCGGGATCACAGACATCGTGGTCAACACCATCAAGTTCATGCGAGACAGCATCTTCTTCCCACTCGCAGCGATCATGGTGGCGTTCGGCGCATTCATGGCCCTGTGGAACCTCGCCAGGAAAGGCAACGCGAAAGAAACCCTCATCACACTGTGTCTCATCATCGCCACCTTCGCAACCGGTGTGGCCCTCCTGCAATCACCAGGCCGCACCGTCAAAGCCGTAGACACCATCCCCTCCATGGTTGAGCAAACCATCGTCGGGTATATATTCTCCGCCAACAATGAGCCAGTAGACCAGTTGTGCACAGCATCAGGAACCGTGTCAACCAAGGCAGGTACCGGCCTAGAGGATGAACAACTACCATTCACCCCATCCGAAGGCACCAGGTCTCTCATGTGCGAGAACTGGCGAACCTTCGCGTTCAACCCGTGGGTGTACGGCCAGTGGGGGACAGGCTACCACAACCTGTACGCCAACGGCAGCGGCAAAGACGGGGCGTGGGACAACAAGAACAGCAGTATCGTCGGCGACGCCGCAGTCCCCCTAGGTAACAACATCAGCGAAAAGAACTGGGGGCTCTACCAGTTGCGTGCCACCACATCCGGCACCGCCTACTACACGGACCAGTCCAACCCGACAGGCCGCATCAGCCGGGACTTCTACAGGATCGTTGACGCCCAGGCAGGCCCCAGTAACGCAGCCAACTCCTACCCGCGGTACTTCAACACGTGGAGTGGAACCAGCCTGGCCCCACGTGCTGGAACAGCCATGCTTGGCGGCATCATTGGTGTGCTCGGAGCATACACCGTCATCGTCTACTCTGTGACGAAAGTGCAGGTCACGTTCATCGTCACCATGCTGCTGCTCATCATGCCGCTCATGCTACTCATGGGGATTCTCCCATACTTCGGGACTGGAAAACTACGCCGCTACTTCGGCACCATCGGTGGACTCATGGTGCAGCGCGTCTTCATCGCCTTGTTCCTCGCCGTCATGTTCCGCATCCTCGCCGGGGTGGGCACAGCATCCTCCAGTTACCCCAACCTGGCCTTATTCACGGCCGCGATCTGCGTGTTCTTCCTCATGATCCGTAAGGAAGTTGAGGAGATGATCTTCCGTAGTGTCGCCAGTAAGTTCGGAGGCTCCATGGCTGACGCCTTCCGCCGCGACCCAAGTGGGTTCATCAGAGGGCAGATCGGGCGTGGCGGCAAAGGCGGGTTCATCTCTAACAAGGCCGAGATAGCGAAGTCCACAGTCGTTGGCGCTACCGCCGGTGCTACCGCCGCGAAACTCACTGGCGGTAGCGGTCTGCGCGCAGCCCTTGACAGTGTGCGAACTAACACCACTAACCTTCGCAACCAGCAGAGGAGACGCGGCTACAGGACACTGGACACGCTATCAAGGGGCGCCCAGGCCGGTGCCCAGGCTGGTAGGCGGCAGTTGGCTGACGACCAGTACGCGACCGACATCAAACGTGAAGCATACCGTGACACAAAGGTATGGAAGGACTATGAGTCTGCCGCACGTGCCTATGACGCCCTACCCACCAAGGAGGAGCGGAACATGCGGACTGGGAAGATGGAGACGTTCAAGTACGACCCAGCAACCGGGAAACGCATGGAGAAACCGGAGGCCCCAACATTCGAGTCTGCATCCAAGGACCTTAACATCACGATCCCTGGACGCAAGTTGAAGAAACTCGCCGACCGGAGACGCAAGGCCGACGACCTGGAGATGGGCGGCAAGCCGGGCCGGAGGGTAGCCCCAGTCAAAAACCGTGCGAAAGACACGGAAGCACTGGTACATCGCACAGAGAAGAGAGTCGAAGACGCCTCTGACCCGAGCAAGGTTGCAGAACGTCGGCGTAAGGATGCTCGGAAGGATAAGCGTCGTGAACGTATCGACGGGACGAGAGGTGTACGTAAGATCACCAGGGAGTTCGACAAGAAGTACCAGTCAAACAAGAACCAGGAGTACAGGGTGCGCATGAGGACCAGCCTGCATGAACTCATGGACGCAGCCGCAGCATACGACCCAGAGAAGGACCAGGACAACACGGGCCTACCGGACTATATGGACCCAGTTGAGGGCGACATCTATGGGCCGGAACTGCCCTCCTACCATGAAAAGGATGAGGAGGAAAAGGAATGAGTCATTGCGTCCCGCGCCTACTGGAGTGCAGGACGCAATGACTCAACCATGCAACTAGGGACAGAAAAAGAAATCTAGAGGAAAACTGTCCGAGGCACTGTGGTTCCCCACTCCACCCCTATTCTGGCGCTACTTGCAGGGATATTTCAACGTTAGTCACTTTACGTCGATCATGAGGATGTTTCTACATGATTCTCAGGCACATGCAGCCGCAAGGGGCATCCTACATGACCCCGAACGGTGCGGGTAGGGCACATGACGGTGCCGGGCACAGGCGCACCATTGTCGCCACCGTCATGGTAATGCTGTCTGTCCTCATGCTCACTTTCGCTGGCCTGTCCACTGCTGTCAACGTGCGTGAGAAGCAACAGGTGCAGGCTGGGGACTGGACTCAGTGGCTCATGTGTGAGGTGCTACCAGAGTCAGCGAAGGAACTCTACCAGTTCAGCCAGTCGAAGGACCTCCAGTTCCATCTTCGCTCAAAGTCAGCAATCACTGGTGGAATTGATGACGTGGACGGTGGCCTGAACTGGATGCTGTCTGGCAGTAGCGGCACAGACTTCAAGAAGGTCAATGAGGAGATCCTGGGGTTCAGTCTTGACCCGGAAAGTGACGGTCAGTCTCAACCGAACCAGCAGTCAGGTAGCCAGCAAGACCAGAAACAGGCCGGAGATCAGAAGAACGGGGACGGGAAGACTCCCACTGGTGGTAAATACGTCAACCCATACGACCGGTTTGGTGTCGCTGGGATGAAGTTCAGTGCCTACCAGGGTGAGTGGAAGTACTTCGTTATCGACGCCTGCAAAAAGGACGGGGAACCAAATGACCCGAAAGCCGGACTGTTCTATGACAGTCGCCTGGAACCGCGTAGCGGCTGGGAAGACATTGGGAACTCCAAGGATGTGCGCACCCAGCAGTTCCAGGCCAACCCATCCGCACCTATTCTCGCCACAGCCCTGAACAGTGTCGCCAACGGGCTATTCAACATCACGAAACTTATCGTCAGTGTCACTATCGCGTTTGTTGGGTTCTCATTCTCCGACATCGTGCACACCATGGGGCTCGATAACGTTATCGGCGGCCAGTCGGGCATGTTCAAGAACCTGTTCAATGGTGTGTTCATGCCACTGGTTGTCTTCGCGTTCCTCACGACCGGGGCCTATCTCATCTACAACGGTGTCTTCAAGGGGCGTTACCGTGAGTCATTCAACTCGGTAGCAAGATCGTTCCTGATCTTCGCTATCGCCATTGTTGTCGGCATGCACCCAGCACAGGCAATGACACTACCGAACAAAGCCATCGTATGGTTCCAGTCCGTGATCGTCCTGAGCCTCAACAGCCAGATCGCGGGCGGGGACGACATGTGTGCGACCGACATCGGTCAAGTCAACTCCAGAATCATCGAGTCTCAGGGAAAGAGTGAGCAAGGGGTCCTGGATGAGGCCGCCCAGAACATCCGGTCAGTGGTCAGTTGCCGAATGTGGCAGGTCCTCCTCCTTAAGCCGTGGGCGGAAGGACAATTTGGCACTGACATCAATAACTTGTGGGCCAACGGCAACAAGCCAGGGTGGGCTTCAGAGAACGCACAGGAACTCGGCAACAGTAACAACGACATGGTTGGTAGCGCGGAAGTCCCCTTGGGTGAAGGTAAAAGCATCCACAACTGGGGCATTTATCAGATCTCCACGCAGACCAACGCACACTGGGTCACATCCGGTAACGGAACCAGGGTGAAACCAATCAACGGTGTTGCTGGGGACTGGTACCGGATTGTTGACGCTCTTGCTAACTATGATGAGGAGGACGCCAAGGAGAAGCCATCTGACAACGCCGAAGAGATCACGTACAAGGTCCCCAAGGAGTCCAATAAGGTCAGCCCTTACTGGGACACGTGGGTGGGAAATAGCGTCGCCAGCAGGTACACGTCCGCCTTGTCCTCCATCCTGGTAGCCGCCATAGTGTGCGCATCTATGGCCATGTTAGCAGGGTGGGCGTCCGTGTACACGATAGGTCTGGCTATACTCCTCGGTTTCGCGCCCCTGTTCATGCTTCTAGCCTGCTGGGCAGGTAAAGGCTGGGAGATTTTCAAAGGCTGGGCAGAACTCACAGTCAAGACCGGGCTCAGTCGCATCGTGGTTGGGATACTGCTCGTCTTCAACATTCTCATTGTCAACAACATCCTAAACATGGCGAACACCCTGTCCTGGGGGAAGATGATCACTCTTCTGATGATCCTCACCGTCATCATGTTCAAGGGACGTGAGAAGATCACTGAGATGTTCGCTGCCGTCCAGTTCGGTGGCGTGAACATGGCCTCCACAGCCAGCAGAGTCACCGACCGAACCAAGAACATTGTTATGGCGCCAGTTAAGACATCCGGTCGTTTCGCAACCAGCGCCGTGGGGGGCGGTGTTGGGGCTAGGCGCGAAGGCGGGTCGTTCATGCGTGGCATGGGTGCTGGCGCGGTCCAGGAGTTTAAGAACATGACCTACCGGTCCGGGATGCTCAGGGACGCGCGAACAACCTATGACACGCACGCCGCTGCCGCCGGGAAGAAAGGCGTCCTCGTGTCTGAGATGAACTGTGCCGTATGTGGTAAGCCACTCGACTATGAGCAGAATCAGTACGGCACCCAACAGTTCATTGGCGGCCGCGACCGGAACGGTAACCTCGTGTGCCGCGAGTGCCTTGAAGACGGCATGGGTGATGATGTTCAGGAGGTCACGTTCAACCGTCCGACCGCGGCACAGAGGCGCGACGCCAGCAAGAGCAAGGACGCACAACGCAAGAAGATCCGAGAGAGTTACAACAAGCGGTTCACTGACGACACAGCCGGTCGAACTGTAGCCGAGGGCTGGGCCAGCGGGATCCACGACATGCGTGACGAGGACCTGAGCACCATTGCGGGCAGGGAGGATCGCGCAGAGAACGAGGCTAAGTTGCGTGCCGCCATGAGTATGGTCCACCAGGATGTTCACGCTCACAAGTCCGCCAAAGATTACAGTCGAGACAAAAAGAAAGACCCCAGGACGATAACTACCACAAAACTCCCCAAGGAGATTGACGGGATCGTAGACAAGGGCGCCCTCCAGGAAGCGTGGATGAAACAGGACTACAACTATGTGATCATGACCTATGTGTCAGCCTGGATTGTCTGGTACCAGCAGAACACAGGCGTCAAGTACAGTGCCGACATCAACTCCACCTACTATGCTGTCAAGAACAAGAACCTGGAGGCATTCGACAAGGCCGAGTACCATCGCATCATGGATGAGGGTAAACCAAGACGGGCCGACGCTAAGGCAAAGAACCAGGCCCCAAGTGGCGGCGGCAGTGAGGATAAGGAATGACGCCAGCGGACGTGTGGGTTATTGAGCAGGTCGCCTACCTGGACTACTTCATGGAGGCGCACAGGATGATGACTGAGGCGGGCCATGAGGCGGCGATCCTCTACCCTGAGGAGATCATGGGTCTCGTAGACTTTGACGCCATAGAACGGTTCTGGAAGGTCGGTGACTACAATGAGGTCAGGTACCGTTACATCATGGGCTGGATCCAGTACATTCAGGATGTGACTGGGGTACGCACGGAAATGACCTGGAAAGAAATACAGGATGCGGCCGCAGAAAAATAGTTTGACCGATATTGCCGCATGATACCAAGGTTTTCCGTGTAAAGGGCAGGTTATGGGCCTCTTCTCAGATATGCTGAACCGATTCCGCAACGCTGGTGGTAGCGAAACAACCAGCACCCAGATAAAGCAGGATGTCAGTTGCTCACAGGATGAGGTGGACTATGAGGATGAGCCCACTATTAGCACCGCCCACAGCGTCTTCTCCATTGATGACAACGACCAAGACAATGCGATCAACACGCTCAATAGCCGCTACCGCGAGACCAACAGCGGTCCAGTGCTGAAAGCCAGGGAAGGAAAGATTCAGGACGTCCTTGAGGTGATGCGCATCCCGGAGACGTTCGACCTGGAGCCGTTCGTTCTGCTGCCTGAGGACTTGGACGAAGTTGACTTCAGCGTCATGGTCCCTAAGGGGTACGGGTATGATCAGTCTGAGGTTGACTCACTGTTCGCCCGAGTCAAGGACACAATCTCCGAGTACCTAAGACTGCTGAAACTACGCAACGAGCATATCGCGCAACTCGCCTCCACCGTGGACAGGCTGCAAGTCGATGCCTACAATGCCCGGTACGACGCAGAAATAGCCAACGGGATCAACATAATGCCCACCCAGTCCATGGCAGATCTGGAGAACGAGGTCATGGAACTACGCCTTCTCGTGAAGAAACTCAGCGAGGAGAATGAGCGCCTACAATCCGGCCGGTCCGCTGAGGGCTATGAGCAGATTGTGGACGAGCGACTAAGCGATCAGGTGTCTGTCCTGTCGCGCGAGAACGAGGATCTGAGGGATGAGAACACTGCCCTCAGAGAGAAACTGTCCACACTACAGGATGAGGCCATGAACACGGCGCACTCACCTGAAGGTGTCACCACCCTACTGCACGCGGGACTGCCTGACCTGGGTGAGCCGGAAGACATGGAGATGCTTGAGTCCAACGCCACCTTCGCTCAACCAGAGGAGAGCCTGGCTGATTTCCTGGACGAACAGAGTTACTACACGGCCAGCACCGAGGATGACGGGGAGGGTGACAGCCTCCTGGACTCCTTCTACCGGGACTAACAGCACCATCATAACCCTCAGTTCGTCTTGGCTGACCCGCCATTCACTACTGACTCCCCACGCCCTAGCATCTACACCTGTTGACCCAGTTACCTTGGAAAGCCGCGCATGTTCTCTGACACCCTGACTGTCCTGTCATTCGAGTTCCCCACCTTGCTGGTAGCCCTACTAGCAGCCAGGTACCTCCGCGTCGGCATGCTCAACTACGCTGGCATCGTCATCATCCTGGCGACAGTCAAGGCAGGCATGGCTTACGCCTCCGGCAACCAGGAAACAGCCATGTGGGTCGGGGTAGTCGCACTGGTTTCACTAGTCCTGTCCGTCATCCTCGCCGGAGCCATGGGATCAAGGATGAGTGTTGACAACCACAAGTCTCTCCTGGGTGCTATGTCACTGTTTCCGTGGTATCTGGGCCTACCTTACAGTGTCGTCTACATCATGTTGTCTATGGGGTTTCTTGCTGCCGTTACCACCATAGCCGCGAGACGGGCGTTCGCCTCCGTTGGACATAGGGTGATGAAACCAGAACGTGCCCGCAAGGAAATGACCGAGGGTGACTACAATAAGGTAATGACAAAAGCCAGGGTCATTTTTGCTATGCCAATAGCAGTGAGCGCTTTCGTTACAATTGGAGCACTTTCTATGTAACCCAATCGTGCCAGCCATTAAATAAAACCCCGTGCCAGCAGGTGCGGGGTTTTCGATATTCAGACAGATTTCAAGCAATTCATAGGATACTGACAGCAGGGCCACGCAATGAGCACCAACAAGGACACCGCATTCACCTCCAGTAGTGAGTCAACAGACGACATGCTGGAGGCAATCAGTGTGACCGGCGACAGCACAGACGACGACAGCATCATCGCCAATGAGAAGAAAAACGAGCGTCGCCGCCTCATCTACGTGTCCATCGGTGGAGCGGTAGCCATCGCCCTCATCATCGGCGGAATATTCCTCGTTCCCACTGTCAAAGGCGGGAAGGTTCCACCCGCCAGCACCGTCACAGCCACCACCAGCACCAAGGCTAAGGCAAGTAGCGCTATCCCGTCTGGAGCCCCAGGAGCAGATCAGAACTTCGCAAAAACCAACCAGATCCCCTTCGAGCACGAAAACTGGCAGGCAGACGACTACAAGACCCAGACCAGCAACGAAGGGAACACCCAGAAGTTCCTTGAAACCATCCGCACCAGCATCGAGGCAGGAAAACTCGACAACGGAACCCTAGCCCTCGCATCCAGCACACTCCCCTCAGAGGCAGCCGGTTACACATCCGATCAGGACAAAGTAACACTAGAAGACGGCTCCCTCAACCCCATGTACGCCTACTGGACGAAGGAACTGTTCGAGACAGAGGTCGGCACCACCCTGGAACGCCTACTCAACCCCACATTCGGAGGCTGGGAAAACTACCAGTACCCCGAGTACCAGGCAAACACCCAGTTCGACACCTCCATCATCAGCGACATGTTCACCCCCAACTGGCTAGAAGCCAACACGGGGAAACCCTACAACGAGTACGTGCCAGTCATGGCCGACTGGGGCTCAGACAACTACGGGGGCAGATACAACCTCACCGACGTCGCACGCTGGTACGGTCAAATCCAAACCAGCAGCATCGACTTAAACTACAACGAGGAAACCCAGCAGTACACGGCCGTCTATACCGCCAACGTCAAGTACACGGCGTGGACCAAGGACCAGAAAACAGTTGAGAGGACCGGGACGCTCACCCTCAACCTCGTACCAGCAGCGTCCCAACAAAACAGTAACGGATCAAGTCACAGGGTCCTGATCGAATCAGCAACCCTGAAGGTGGACAACTGAGATGAGAAAAAGTAGACTTTTCAGCAGAACAGGCCTCATCAGCCTACTTGCTGCCGCCCTCACCGCGCTAGGCGTCTCGTCTCCAGCGCTCGCGTTAGACAACTCCGGCGGCATCGGTGGCGGCGCGGGCGGAGGCACCGTCTCCTATGCGTACTGGGCTGCCGCCACCGGCTCTAACGCCTTCCAGGTGTTCCAGAGCAAAGCCGCCCAGGGACGCGACTTCGAAAGTAAGTTGCGTGCATCCGGCGCAGACATCAACATCTGCAAACGCTCAAACGTTATCTGGTGGGTTCACACCAACAACCAGGGCGGATTCTGGGTGAACAACTGGAACGGATACACGCACGGCCCACACAACAGCGTCTCCTACACCATCAACTCCCCATGGACATTCTCAGGCAGACCGCCGACAGGGGCCGAGTACAACCAGTTCCGCGCATGGGACCGTAACAAGAACGGCAACAAGGTTGACAGCCGACCAGGGTACACAGTCATCTGCGGTGGCGCGTTCCTCCAACCCGACCAGCACCGCAGCCACGTCGAGTGGGACCACAAGTCCCAAGGCGAGAAGGCCAGCGTGTCCGGCACCTATGCCTATGTCACCAGTGTCACCCCAGTCAAGGTAGAGGGGCAGTACCCAGGCGGAGGCGACTACGAGTCCCAGTCCGCTAGCGTGAAAACCAACTTCGGTAAGTGGTACGACACCCTGGGTAAGGACGTCGGGAAGATGACCGTAGCCCAGGCACAGGCGAAAGCCAACGAACTTACGCGCCAGGACCAGGGGAACGCACAGTCCGCCGTCACCCTGAGTGCGAAGAACCAGGCCGCGTTCGCCAAGGGCGGCATCCTCAACGTATCTGAGCACAAGGTGACCGCGAAGATCGACTTCCAACGGACCCGCACCGACACGATGAAGCGGACCTGCTCAGAGAAACGCACCTGGAACTCATACTGGGGCACCTGGAACCCATGGCAGCCCAACGGCTGTACCAAGTGGGAGAAGGCTGGCACCTCATGGACTCCAACAGCAGTCGCTAAGGCCACACAGACCCCACAAAACGTGGGCTTCTACCAGATGCTCAGCGTGCACTGCAACAAGGAGGCATTCGACGCCCTCATCAGCGGTACCACGGCCCAGGTCGTCAGCCAGGGAGACCCCGAGCACGGCATCTCCGCTGTCGCACAGACACAGAGGTACGACAAGCAGCCCACGCACCCTGACTTCGGTGACAAGTCCAACCCGAACGCTGCGGCGGCCGCAACCGGCACCTATGGGTTCTACGACAAGGAGTGCCCATACGACTGCACCCCATCAGCAGACCCATCACAGGGCGCAAGCAAGGCCAACGATGCCATCAACAACCACGGCACCTCAGGAGCAACCTCCATCGGCCTGAACGGGGCATCAGCAGACAACGGGAAGACCGAAACCAACTCCTTCGAGTTCTTCCGCGACAACAACCCACGCGGAATCCGACTGGACACATGGTACCCAAAAAGCAATGACACCGTGAGATACAACGGACACGCAGCCCTCACAACCACAGTATCACGCTGGGTGGAAGGCACCCCGGACATCACTGGGGCTAACGGCGGCAAGTTCACACTCACCGCCAAAGGCAACAGCAACCAGAAGGTCAACGTGTTCAACGGCAAGGGCGCACAGGCCGTCACCCAACGCAACTGGTCCAAGGGCACCTTCAGCAACAGCACAGGAAGCGTCATCGACGGGTTCTACAACCAGTTCGACGCTAACGCATCCTGGGCGTCCGAAGAAGGTAAACCACAGGTCCTTAACTTCAAGTGGGAGTACGCCCCAGACGTCGTAACCCGGTTCCCCGTCACCCTCGGGTTCAACCGGGCAGGAGGAACCAGCACACCTCACACAACCGACATGGTAGACAAGGTCACCCCCATCGAGGGTAAGTGCTACGCTTCCTTCGGAACCGACCAAGCCAGGGACACTCGCACACTGTTCCGTGACAACACCGGTACCGGCACAAAGAACACGATTGACGGCACAATCATCGACGGGACAGAGAACCCGAGTTGGGTCGCCACGAACATAGTCATCAACTTCGTGAGGTCCACAACCGAGTGAGGCATCAGGTTTGTTCTGACAAGGTGATATAGTACCTTAAAGGAACAAAACCGGCAGTGGGGCTGGAGACATTACCAGAAATGGTGGTCTCCAGCCCCTAACTTCACGCCCAGCCCTAAACCCTTCAACCCGCCCCCTGAGAGACAACCACCGTAAGCATGCTATGGGACACAAAATAGCCTCCATCATCAAGAACTCCAACATCAACATCATCAAGACCCTTGGTGCCGCACTGGCGGCAGTCACCGTCGCCATGATCTCCTCACATCTCGCCGGATACGTGAACAGTCTCGTCCTCGTCGGGGCCGCCTCCGTCATCACCGCTCTTGCCTCCGAGGTCTACCGGATGATCTTGTCAGCAACCACCAAGACTGTGGCCGCAACAGCCCGCAAAACAGCACAAGCCATTAAGGACCAACCACAGGACCTTGAGGACACTCAGGAGATCCCCACCGTCAGCGACAACCAGGGGAACACAGGCGCAACCCCCAATGAGACCACTGTCCTGGACATGACCGGGACAGAAGAGGCAACCAATCTCACTCCACAAACAAGTCAAGACATCACGAAAGAGTCACCCGCTAGCGAGAAAACGACAGCAGCCCTCGTATCCAAGATGTCAACATGGGTCACAAGAGCGAACCCCAGAACCGTGAAGACATGCTTCCGGTGGGCCATCATGTTCCTCTCTATGACACTCATCGCCGTCGGAGCCAGTTACCTTATGGGCGGCAAGGACACTGAACGTATCGTCTACCGTGATGTTGTGAGAGACGCCCCTGCATCTGCCGCACCCAGCACCCTGTCCAGCACCACAGAGAACACCCAAGGTGCCACCAGCAGTGGCACCCCTAGTGTGGGCGGTAGTCAAGACAGCACCATGCCACCCAGCCGGACAGAGCAGGCCGCCCCTACCACAGAGCCAGACAGTGGCAGCAAGTCCATCACCCAACAAGGCACCCAAGATAAAGAAAACCCCCACCCAGGAGACAGCAGCAGCAACTCAGGGGCCAGCAGGCAGAAGCAAGCCCCCAACACCTACACCCAGCAGAACCAGGAACAAGTCAACCCGGACAGTCAGGCGAACAGAGACGGCACCAGTCATCAAGACAACCACAAGAAACAGGAAGATGACAACCAAGAAAGCCAGGCCAACCAGGATGCAGGCAGCGGTGATCAGAATCCAGCCAACCAGGCAGGCCAAGGTACCGAAGAAGTAAACAACAACACAGGCGACTGAGAAAATGTTACACTGAAGGTTAGAACACTTACCTGAAACCCCTAGGGAGACCACGTGAGGACCAGCAGGCAGACACGCAAGTACTCAGAGTACAGAGACGACCCAGACGTCCGGGTACCTGTAGTCCGCTGGCTCATGGACAAATGGCTTGTGTATGCGGCCTTCACCATGGCGGCAATCGTCATGGTTGCTGTCACCACCAGCCAAGGCAACGCATCCTACCGGGCCATCACGGCCGCCCCCAAAAAAAACAGCCCCTACCAGGACATCCAGGCCGTTGACTCCCCAGGGATGCGCTGGGCGAAAACACTCGTCGCAGAAAACCCCGACAACATCAAGGACTGGACACCCGGAACATCCAGCACCCCCAAGCACCCACTACCCAATGACACCTGCAAACAGGAGCAGGTACCCACCACTGTCCTAGCCGCCTATGACGCTACCGGCAAAGACGTCACTGTCACCGTCCAGGTCTACGGGGCCGGGCAGGCAGCCAAACGGTTCACCACCTACAAGGATGGTGCATGGGCCAACTGCCTACAGAACATGGAGCAGGTAGCAACCACCAAGGATAACGGCGTCAACGCATACAAGTTCGACGGCGGGTTCCTCATCACAGCAGGTGACGCCACCCTAGGAGCAGCAGTCAAGGACACAGGGCTACGGGACCGGCTACTCGCCCACTATGTTGCGCGTGTCCCTGCCACCCTCAACGACTCCCAGTGCGCAGCCCTTATCTCCACAGACCAGGACGCCACCCGCTCGTTCTACTACACCCCAAGCGCCTACAGTGGATACAAGCGAACCCAGGTGGTCCACACCAAGGTCACCATCAAAGGCAATGCCACCCCTATCGCACAGCAGTTGAAGGACATCGCTGACACTGACGCTGAGCAGCCGGAAGGTCCACTACCACAGGGATTCCCTGAACTCCCCAAGGAGATGCAGAAGCCCACACACCCAAACATTGTGAACGATGTGGACGACTTCATTACACACGCAACCTACCCCATCAAGGACACCTCTGGCCCGGGCTGCGGATGGGCATGGTCGTCCCAGAAGTCCCCCACCTATGATGAGCAGAATCTCGCTAAGACCCAGAACGAGGCTGTCACCAAGGCTCAGAATGAGGCGGATCAGCGGGCTACAGACTACATGAAGAACCGGCACTACTACTCCGGGTCCATGGTCACCTACCTAGCACAGGCGGACTCCTGGAACCGGTACGTCTCCCAAGTGGATGCTGTACACGAGAAGTGGACTTGGCTCACCACCCAAAGAGGCCTCATCGAGGCATCCTGGCGAGGATATGTCGATGAGCACAACTCGTGGTTCACTTTCGACGACCGCAAACAGGCCGCCAAAACCACCTATGACCGTGAGGTCCTAACCTGCAACACTGCCAACGAGGAACTGAAGAAGTGGCAGACCCAGTACGGCGACGCCTGGAAACGGAAGCAAGAGGAGGCCACCCAGAGAGGACTACCAGCACCATCCGCGTCACCCACCCCATCGGCCAGCCCCAACCCCACACCAGGTACCGTCATGCCAGCCCCCACACCCGCCCCAGCAGCGACCCCCACACCCACGCCTGGAGGATCCAGTGGCGACATCCCGGCACCCCCACCGGGATGCACCACGCCACCAGCGAGACCAGAGATCCTGGATCAGCAGAAGCCAGCCGAGCCGCAGCCCCCAACGATCCCCGATGGCGTGACTATCCCCGCCTCCTGGCCCCAGCCCAATAAGTAACGAAACGTATACAACTATGGTGTCTATCACATGGGGATGGTATACTATGTGCAGACTTAAGGCCCAGGCACTTTCCCGACCTGGGTGAAGTCATGCTCAAGCCATACATTGAGCAAAACACCAGAACAGTAACACAACAAGGAGAAACGTATGGCTTTCGGTCGCAACAGGATTGACTTCACAGGTCGGGTCACCAAGGACCCGGAACTAAGGACCACCCCAAGTGGCAAGCAGGTCTGGAACTTCACTCTGGCTGACACGGTTCAGCGTAAGGATCAGGCAACTGGCAAGTATGTCGATGACTACACCATCTTTATGCCCTGCCAGGTGTGGAACCGACCCGCAGAGAATGCTGCCGCATCATGCCGCAAAGGCGAATACATCACTGTTATTGGTTCGCTTAAGAAGTCTCCTGACTACCAGGATAAGCAAACTGGTGAGATGAAGGAGGGGCGACTCTATATCTCTGTGGACGAGTTCTGCCTGAACCTCCAGTTTGACCCAGCGCACTCGGAGCGTCAGCCTGGTCAGGGCAGTAGTGGCTACCAGCAGAAGAGCGGCGGTGGAAATGGTTACCAGGGCGCCCCGCAGCAGCAGTTCCAGCAGCCCCAGCCCCCAGCGAGTGGTTTCGGGTTCGGTGGAAACTATGATGAAACCCCACCGTTCTGATCCCACGATCTGAGCGTGCAAGAATGCAGTAGGTGGTCCAGGGAGTTCGTTCTCACCTGGGCCACCTACTACTCTGTCCGACCAAACCCTGGAGACCACAGATGTTCCCACGTGATTGGTATTCGACAATAGTGCAATACACATGAGGCGATATGATTGATACACTAATGGACGACAATACGCCCACAGGGTTTAACGAGTTAGGGGACAGGAGTCGGCGTGGAAATTGACGTGGACAAGGTGCTGCCGAAGTGGCTTGCAAACAGGGTTGCCCCCACCCCAAAACTTGATGCGAATGACGATGACCAGGTGCCACCACCCCCGCCGCCAACAGATGTTGACAAGATTGAGGCAGGGGAGGAAGTAGCCGTCCCCAGATTCACAGACATCTTCAAGGAGACCGGCGACCCCACCCTAAAAAGCGCAACCAGGTTCACCGACTACCTGAGCGTCGAGGAGAACAAACGCAAAGCCACTCGGGCTGCCATCATAGCCCTGCTCGTCCTCCTGTTCGCCGGAATCATCTTCATCGGATACCTGGCATCCCGCCCCGCCAAACCCACCCCCAAGCCCGCAACCACAGCAACCGCCACACAGCCCCCCATTGACGCTCAGTGGGACGCTGGAACTATCGAGAACCCGATCACCAAGGCTCTACCAGATCACCCCACACCCACCGCCTCAGGGGTGCGCACAGACGTCACCGACACGGCCATCACCTTCAGTAGCGGCTACACCCTAAATCTTAAGGACGCAAAAGCCACCAGCGGGCAGGAAGCATGCACTGTCACACAGCCCACCGACTTCTGTTACTCTGGAACCATCACAGCAGGTAAGGTTGAAGGTCGGATTTACACACTCAGGGACACAGTACACTCACGCTTGTTCGACGGGGCGGCAGGATGGAAGGCCGCCACCAAGGAGAACGCCATCCTTGCCGGAACCCTCAACATCATCACAGACTCCACCGGTAGCCGAACGCCAGCCGTCGTCATAGGCGCCGGAGATGGGGCAGGAGTCATGATAACCACCAACAGTGATCAGGCCGCACAGGCCATCATGAACGCTATCACAGTCACCAAGATGTGACACGGGGTGCCAGCCACACCACTCGTCACGCAGTAACTAAACGCATACCGCACTACCACCAAAGAACGCGCGCAATCGCCAGGCATTAAGGAGCACGCATGTACACAACAGTAGGCGCCCTAGCGGCAGGCTACATCATCGGCATGCCCACTCTCATGGCCTTGTTCCTATTCGCCCACAACCGGCTCGTCACCGAGAAGAAGATAGAGCGAGCCACCCTCAAGAAAAAGAAGGGCACCCTTAAAGACTCCAGTAAAGACCCATCCAACATCGTCCCCCTGTCCGTCACCACCTGGGAACGCCTCAACTTCCTCCTCAAAGAGGACACACGACTACTAAGGTCAGGAAGCAAGAAGGACGACAACCAGGACGGCAAGGACGAGAAGGTGCCAGAGAGCGGCATCACCAACAAGCAAGCGTTCTTCGGGATCCTCACTGCTGGACTCATCATGTTCATCTCACCAGCATTCGGTGCCACATGGTGGATGCTCGCCGCCGGAGGATTCACATTCTACAGTGCTATCGGGTTCGCCTCATCCACCGCAAAACCCATCATGGAGGCCCGCAAGAAAGCCATCACCAAGATGGTCAACATCGCCAAGTCCAAACTCGGCAACACGGAAACCAACCCCAGTGAGATCGTCACCGTCCTAGAATGGGATCAACTCGTCAAACCACTAAGGCTTACGTTCACGATCCCGCACACGTTCAACGGGGAAATGGGAGAAGACGCATTCCTCCGACAGTTCAACCAGGGATTCGGGCAGGTGCGCACATTCGTCCCAGACAACCGCGACCCACAAAAACCAGGCTGGGACTACGACCAGGACATTCTCACCCTGTACGCCGTACCCCCACTACCAGTCATCGCACCATTCAGCGAGCACTACGTCATCGGGGAAGCAATCGCCAAGTCATTCATCCCCATCGGACTGGGTATCGACGGCGGCCTGGAACTACCAAACCCTGAGACCGGGGAGATTGAGCACGTCATCGGGTTCGACCTAGCCGGTGAGCAGAAAGCCCTCGCAGACAAGTACGGAATCAAGGTCGCAGAAAACATCTCTGGCGCATCCCCACAGGGCCTCGTCGCCGGACCCACAGGTGGAGGCAAGTCACTGTCCATCGACACTCCCGTCCTTATTCGTGTCCCCAAGAAACAGGTTGCGTGACACGTTTTCAGGCGATATAATGCCAGTAGGCCGCAATTGGCGACAAACAGCACGAAGGAAACAGACATGCCCACATACGAGGAACGCCTAGCATCCATGAAGGCACAGCGTCAGGAAAACGGTGGAGTAAAAGGCCTCTACCACGCCAACATCAACGTGCTCGACCGCAACACTCTTGAGGACGCGATGAAGCATCCAGAGAACTACCCGAACCTCACCGTCCGTGTCAGTGGCTATGCTGTCAACTTCGTCAAACTGACCCGTGAGCAGCAGTTGGACGTCCTTCACCGCACCTTCCACTCCCAGGCCTGAACACAACCGGCACCCCCAAAGCCGGGGCACTCCTGCATCTTGGCGGGCACCTAACCGAACCCAGAGGTACTTTTCAAGGGTGACAGCAGGCAACCTGCCATATCCTCCAATGAATGACAAAACACGAAGCATGTCAGCACTGAAACCACTCAGGCGGCATGCTTCGTCATCTCACCAAGGGCACTTTGCTCAGGTTCCTCTACCACCACAGGAACGCCCCGCACCCTAGACGCAACCACCCTATTCATACACAAGGAAGTGAACCCACCTAACATGACCAGGTACATCGGGTACAGTAAATTCGACATCGCCAACGGCCCCGGCATCCGCGTCTCCATCTTCCTGTCTGGGTGCTCATTCAAATGCAAAGGATGCTGGTCCGCCACAGCCCAGAACCCGCGCATGGGAGACCTCTTCACGACAGACACCATCAGAATGGTACTCGATGACTGTGCGCAAACAGGCATCGCCGGGCTCTCCATCCTTGGTGGCGAACCCTTCGAGAGCACCGACGCCACCAGAGAACTCGTGCAAGCATTCCGGGCCAAGTTCGGGAACACCAAAACTATCTGGGTCTGGTCAGGGTTCTACCTGCACGAGATACTAGCAGACTCCAGAAAGATAGCCGTCCTCAAAGACGTGGACGTACTCGTTGACGGCAGATTCATCCTGGAACAGCGAGACACCAGCCTCAGGTTCCGTGGGTCACGAAACCAGTCAGTGCTTGACGCCCCACGATCCGCCCAGGCCAGTGAAGCCGTCTGGTGGGAAGGCATCAAACCCGGCCAGTGAAGCACACAGAACCTCAAAACTCGGGTTAGAAACCATCACAGGAAAACCTCAAAGACCATCTGCGTAATCAGGGAGAAAACGGATCATGGCAAAGAAGTATGTTCACCTCAGCCCGAAGACGAATAAAATGGAGGACTGTGAAGGCCCGGACAGGTGCAGATGGAGGAATCAGAACGTCCCGCACGCTGAGGCCGGAGATACCGACCGTATTGTCAGCATCATGGCAAACGCTCACTCCAACGGGGACATGTTCGGCACTGCAAGCACAAACAACAAGGACAAAGACTCTGAAGCACTAGCAAGGGTTAAGAAGATCAGGAAAGACCGCGGAGTCAGCACCCCCACAGAAGGGCACCTGGCAGAAGGACTGGACCGCAACGGAGACTTCAAAGTCAGTTTCCCGCCAACCAGTATCGGCTCCCAGTTCTCCATCGACACCTTTGAAGGGGAAACCCAGTACACCGTCACAGGACCCAAGGGGTACGACCAGATAGTCGCTGAAGACAGCACCGGCGAGAAACGCATCTTCAACCGTTCAGACTACGGCCCATACGTCATAACCAGTGTCCTGAACACGGTGGCTGCACACAATGAAGCCATCCAGGGTGCGCGAGGGTACAGGCTACGTCAGGCCAAGAGCCTCAGAGACAGTCAGCGCACGTACATGAAAAAGGCGATCAGGGACGCAAGTTTCGATGAAGGTGGCGCAGCGCATGGTGGCCTCAACGCCAACAGCATCAAATACGACCCGAACACTGACACCATAACAATGCATGTCTCCAGGGACGACCACCCCAGGAGGGCGGCAGCCGTCGTGACAGTAGACCGCGCTGGTGACGCCGTGATCAAGAACGCTATCGACGGCACGCTAGAAAGCGTCCTCAAGAAGAAGGGCGTCAGACAGGAAATGCGTCGCATGTACGAGAGAGAAAGGGATGTGGCTGTCGCCCAGAACCGGTACGACCGGCTCCCCTATGTGCGCATGACAAACTACCCCGCCCACATCGACGAGTTCATTGACAGCGATGTCGAGTCATTCAGACGTGAGAAGGAAAATCGCCTCAACATCGCTAAAGCCCGAGTCCAGGATGTCCTCACTGATGAAGACAGCATGAGCACATTCAAGATAGGTAAGGACGACAAGGGTATTTTTGTCGTCAAGACAGATAAGGCAACAGGAGACACTGCTAGCGGCTATATTCGGGTCGGAGAAGAAGGAAGATTCAACGGCCTGGAAGAGTACAACAAGGAGCACACAGCCCCCAAGAAACTACTTACCTCAAGCCTGAGCAGGGTAGCCCCAGCGGACCTGAAAGAACTCGCTGACTCCTACAACGCACCAGACGTCACCAAGGAAGACCTCGAAAGGTACTACCCGCCAAAGAAGACCAGCAAGAAGTAGCCCCCCACATACAGTAACAACCGGCGCACGTAATGGATTCTGTACGTGCGCCGGTTGTTTACATGTTTGCACGCTTTAGAAAAACAGGCGTATACACAATCTCCACCCAACCTTCCCCCTTAGGAGGGAAACATGAGCGAACAGGCACAACCAGTCAGATACCATGCGACCCCAACAGGGCAGGTCCGCGAGTGTCACGCAACAAAGCGCCGCTGCCCACGAAACCCTCTCCTGCACGGTGACACCAAGGAAGAAGTTGAGGCGATCATCCGTGAGGGCCTAGAGACGAAGCACGGCCCGTTCGCCCAGATCTACCGCCCACGCCGCCGCCGCGGAATGGTTGAACTACAGCCGGGCGAGATCTTCCGTAACAACCACGTGATCACGGAGCAGGAAGCTAAGGTGGTTGAAGACCTGGCGAAGAAGACCAGGAAGTCAACACGCCAACGGTTCCACCGCGACCGCTACGACCTGAAGGGCGGAGACCCGAAGATCGCAGAAGAGCGACTGAACAAGGCCCGCGAGTACGCCGACAAGCAAAACAACCCTCACCTACTTCAGGAAGTCCGAGACGCCGACACTGTTCTAGCGAGCGGCAAGTTCTCCAAGGGTGAAGGAGAAAACGCCGAAGAGTTCACATCGGACGACTACCTCAATGACTACGTGAAGCAAAAGCGAGTCAAAGAGGAACGGGATAAGTTGGTGAAGCAGATTGAAGACTTCGCCTCCAGGGACGACGTTAAGGCCACACGCTACGAGGTTGAGAACGACGACAACAAGGTCATCGTCAACATCAAGGACAGGCAGGTAGATGAAGACTTCCTGGCGACCCTCCCAAAGCCCCTCCAGAGGAAACTCACCAAGCCTGAACTCAAGGTTGACATTGACAAGGCCCGCGAGCACCTTTCCAAGGAGCAGTTGAGTGACATCACCACAAAGTCCTCCAAGATTGACGTCATCATCGGACGTGAACGCATTGTCGGCCAGTACGTCGTTGAGGCTGACACAGAACTGGAGGGAGAGACCAACAAGGAGAAACTAGAGTCAGGTATGGAGAACCTGTCCCAGGTGTACTCCGACGCTAAGGCATCCTTCGGTGAAACCCAACGCGACATCAGGAACCGTAAGGACAAGATGAACTCAGCAATGAAAGATGTTGTCCGAGACGAGAACAAGACCGGCAACCCGACCTACATTCCTGCACGTGCCAAGGGCAACGGTCTAATCGTCACCAACACCATGAAAGTCAACCAAAGTGCCGCAGTCGCCAACCTGTCCAAGGATGAACTGAAGAAGGTTTCAGTGGTAGAACGGAAGGTTAATGAGGGCCTAGCGAGGACATGTCTAGAGGCGGGCGACATCACTCAGGAACAGTTCGATAAATTGTTTGGTAAAAGGAAGGTGACTGTCACTGTCCGGGAGAAGTAATAACTCCAGGCGAGTGGCAAAACCAGACAGCCAACAAGGAGAGGTCACCATCATGGCAACTTTCACTGAGACCCTAGTAGACATGTACGTGGACGCCTGGCCGAACCAGGTGGACAAGGTTGACTCAGAGACCATCGTGTCCCTGAACGGCAACAACACAGAAGTCGTCTTCGAGGCGTACCACGACACAGACACATCCGTCGAGTCTGTGACCGTGTATGCCGACGGTATCGACATAGGTACGTTCGACATGCGGTCCGATGAGGAGCAGCAGAAGATGACTGACCTCCTCCTGGACACCCTTGAGATTGAGGGCGTTGACGACAGTGAGGGGAATGAGTAGCCTCTAACTTAGCCCTTCTGGTGAGGCCCGCAAGCCAAGACGAGGTAAAGAATCCTAGTTGCTTCTTTGCGCCTATGGTTTGCGGGCCTCACAATTCATGCCCACATTGTACTCTGTTTGACAAATCCAGGGTAGCATGACAGTATACGACAAGTACCTACTGTACCACTTTCCGGTACGGTTCGTGTTGTGAACCAGTAGTTGTGCAACTAAATGAAGGGACAAAACTTTGAGTCAACCAGTCACCCCCGCCGATCAGGCCACAGAAGATCCGGGCGACATCACCCAGAACTTGGGCACCCATGCGGGCAAGGTTCTTCAGGAGGACGACAACTACACCTATGAGTTGAGGTCTTTTGGTGACCTTCAGGAGGGGGACGAGGTTGCAACCACTGGTGGAAGATGGCAACAGGTCGCCAGAGCCTACCCTGAGCACGTGCCAGTGTCCATGTATGAGATCGAGGTAGGCGGTACCGTCATGCAGGTGTCTGGGAACCACCTGTTCTATGTGGAGTCCGACCTGGACCGCCAGTTGCACGCCAGCAGGCTCAAGGTGTCCGCGAAGACGCTCCAGAAGTACTTGTCTCAGAAGGCGTTGGACGGCCTGTGGGAGATCATCAACGATGACAGCGGCTACGAGATCGAGATGCTTCTGTCCGACATGGTGAACCTCCTGGAAGTGTCAGGGAACCTTGAAGTTGAGAACATCATCACCAGGGTTGCTGAGAGTATTGGCCCGATCAGTGAAGTCAACGTGGTCCCAGAGGACGTTGAGACCGGCCGTCGCGGCAGCGGCAGAAAGGTCGCCGGTTACGATGGGAGAAGGTTCGCACAGCAACTTCTTTCCCTGACCGGGATTCGCAAGTACCGGAAAAGGTGGCCTGTCATTGTTGGTAGGGTAGTCACCACTGAGGAGATGCTGAACCTCATGGAGTCGTTCAACGTACACCTACCAAACCCACCCAAGCACTAGAACCACCCTAATACGGCTGTCTCATGACAAGACCCGCACACACTAAAGGTCACTCCGCCGCCCTCCTCCGGCAGTACCCCCTAGACCTGGCTGCACTGACAGTAGTGCCATAGGGAATAACCTGACGCGAGCCAATATTCCTATATCATACAAGAGAACTTTCACGAATCCCAACAAACCTAGGAGAACACCTATGAGTGCACTCACCGGCACAACAGGGGCCATAGATTCATCCTTCACCCCGGTCTACAAGCGAGTCATAGGTTGGGTAGCCGCACAGATGGCTGTCGCCTCTCTAACTGCTCTCATTGTTGGGCCTATGATCCCCCCAACAATGATCATGGGGATCAACCTGGCTGTTGTTGCTGGCTTGATTGTCATGTCGTTTGTGCGCGTATCCCCGCGTGTCGCGCCACTGATCGCCTTGATCGTACCGGCAGCGATAGGTCTGATCGTTTACGTGAGCGTCAGTCACTATTTAAACGCCGGTATGGGCAACATCGTGATCATGGCGGCCGCCTCAACCATGGTGATCTTCACTACCCTAGCGGTCATGGCTTGGCGGAGTGAACGCAGCATCGAACGCTGGTCAGGGAAGATGTTCGCCATCCTTCTGGGGCTGATCGCGCTGGGCGTCCTGAACATCTTCCTCAAGATGACGATGCTGTCGCTTATCATCTCGGGTGCGGGTGCTGTCCTGTTCTCCCTATATATCTTCATGGACATTCAGCGTATCAGAGACCTCCGACAGGATGATAACGCGACTGCGAGCATGTATGCACTCAACGTCTTCCTTGACATCGTGAACTTGTTCCTGAACCTCCTGAACATTCTGGGAATCCTCAGCCGACGATAAGGTGACAACCCAGGAGCCCTAGCAGAAGGGCTTCATCACCAAGGGGTGCTGGCAGGTCCCAGGACAGGAGGACCGGTCGGCACCCCAGTTCTATACCCACATGACCCCAGCACGAGCAAGGAGGTGGAAGAAGACCATATAACTGAACTCGAACAGAAACACCATCATGGGGTGAGACCCGCATCACACTAGCGGCCACCCAGTCAACTATGATAATATGACCACGCCCCACAGTATGCACACAAAGAGCATCAACACAAACTGGGGCAAGGTAAGGCGGAACCCAGCAGACAGGAGCCTGGGACGCCTTACCAGACTTTACTGTCCCACAGAAGGAAACCAGGACAAAGGGCACAACCGATGAACGGCATAACGGAACTAGAGAAGATGGTTTCTCGCACACAGGCCATCGTGGTTAACTCCGCGATGGAGATAATGAGCGTGGTCCCATGGGATCGCGCCATGACACTAGTCGTGTCGAACGCGGCATACACTCTGATCCCGCGTTCAGACGGCACCCTCGTGCGCAGCCAGTTCCTCGCGCTACCCAAGCCGCTGGTCGTGTCCCTGAACAAGTACGTCCCGAAACACCGCACCCCGCAGCGCACCAACGACAGTGTTGTGACGAACGAGATGGTACATGAGCGGGACCAGTACACGTGCCAGTACTGTGGCGTGCATGTCGCTCGTAGTGAGGCCACAGTAGATCACATTCTCCCTAGGTCCAGGGGTGGCCGATCCACATGGGGGAACCTGTGCACAGCCTGCAAGCGGTGCAACAACCGGAAGGCTGACCGCACGCCACAGGAGGCCGGTATGGTTATGCCAGTCATCCCAGACTGGGGTGCAGTCAACAAGGGCAAGGCCCTCCAGGACGCCCTCTACGAGATCATCTCAGATTCCTGGAAGTAGGGGCGAGATAGAGGTAGGGGAGCAGGTGCACTCCCTCAAGGCGTCATGATATACCTGCCCCTACACGCCCCATGATTGACCCTAAACACACACCCTAAAATGGGGTTCACACGGCCCAGGCAGCGACCATGTTGAGGTGATCTGCCTGGGCCGTAGCCATGAACACCCTTGACAAACCCCACATACTCCCCTACAATACTCCCCAGATATGTCAGCCAAACGAGACGGAGAACACATGAGAGAACACGACCCCAAGGTACTTGTGTCTCCGCCTCGCGCGTCCAGGATTCTTCGCCCGCTCATCAACGCCACTGAAGAGAAGGACATTGAGCACGCATGGCGGACCCTCCTGGAGGACGGCCTCAAGAAAGCCGTGAAACAGGACGGCGGAACAATCGGCGACGGGTTCGTGTCCACTATCGGTGACGTCAAGACTGACGGATACATGACCGTCACCACCCCCACAGGCGACTACGGGGTGTTGCTGGAGACGAAGATCAGGAAGGCTCTCACTGGCCCCACCAACACGGACACCAGGGCTAAGATCCTCACCCAGGTCACATACTATGTCCACAATCTCTCAGCGGAGGCTAAGCCGTCACCGAAAGTCATTATCGTCGCTGACGAGGATGAGGTGTTTCTCCTGGATGGGGATCTGCTGACACCGCTCGCTAACCAGATATGGGATGATGACCCGAAATGGGAAGCAACCCCGTCCAGGGCCTATGACATCAACACGGGGCTCTACAACCACCTGAGGAACCTTCAAGCCGTGGCCACCATGCCAGTCTATGAAGTCACCAACCCCGGTGAGGGCGTGGTCCTGGACGCAGACACGTTCATCAAGGCTGTTCACACCATGGGACAAGGCGGCACCTGTGAGATCATGCGCCATAAGGTTACCGTCCGGGACCTGGAGAAAGAGTTTCAACGGTTCCACCTGAGCGTGTTCTCAGGTGTCACAGGCCGGGGCGCCTCCAAAAAACAGATGGCCGTGTTCACCAAGACAATTCTCGGCGACAATACCATTAAGGTGAAGGACTCCCGCCGCAACACCTGCACTATCACCACAGGGGGCGGAAAGGCCCTGACTGTGAACGCCTTGGACGGGTTCAACGCCTTGGAGTACGAGACATGGCGGAGTGAGCATGCTTGTGGCGTTTACAATCCTCAGGAGAGACAGGACATCACCTCCATCTGCGACCGGCTACTGGAGGATGCGGAGCGGCGCTGGACCGGAGAGTTTTGGACCCCTGAGATCTGGGCTAACCGTATGCGCACCATGGTAGCAGACCACCTAGGAGAGGACTGGACCAGCAGGTACGTCATCTGGGACCCTGCCTGTGGATCCAAAAACCTCACCCAAGGGGCAACCTTCGGGCAGCAGCAGAAGAATGAGAACCTGTACCTGTCAACCCTGTTCAGTGAGGAACTGAGTATCGCTGAGGGCATCAACCCCGGCGCTACGGTCTTCCAGCACGACTTTCTCAACGACCCACTGGAGCCCCCTGCAAGTCCTACAGAGCCCACAGGGGTACCCCAGGCATGCGGTGTGCCACAGCCTAGCACAGCCCCCCAGAACAGCCCACAGGGCGCGACATTGGGGCTACCGGCGGGCCTTCTGGACGCACTCAAAGCCAACAAGCCTATCATCATCATCGGCAACCCACCTTATGGGACCAGCGGCGACCCCAGGAGCAACAACAAAACCGGGGTAGCCGACACCACCACCCGCCGCTCCATGATTCACGCCAACGCCGGAGGTCACGCCGCACAAGAACTCTACGCCCAGTTCTACTACCGTGCCGCCCAGATCGCAAGACGCTACAGGTACACCAGCGACTTCCACATCGTTTTCTTCTCCAAGGTGTTCATGACCTCACCCGCACACGAGAAGTTCCTGACCAACCTCACCAGCGACTTCACCTACCAAGGCGGGTTCATGCTCAACTCCGGCGAGTTCAACGGGGCCAGCCGGAAGTTCCCCATCATCTGCTCCCACTGGGCACTCGACACCACCCCGAGCCATGAGCCACAGGTAAGTTTCGACGTGCAAGTCCTCAAGACGCAGAAAACCAGGACCGATGTCACAATCATCGACGCGGGAACCAGAACCCTCCGACACGTACAAGATCACGAACGCCTGTCCAAGATGATCCCCGCCCCCACCGGCGACCACATGGAATACGGCACCTACCCCGTAACCAGCAACGGCTTCCATGACACCAACAGCACCAGCCCCATACGGGGAAGGTGGACGCACGGGGCACTCGGATACCTCCAGAAACGCGACAGCGTGGGCGGATCCTACCTCCGAACCTCCATGCTCACCACAGCCCGCAGACACGGAGATGGCATCATTGTTGACCCAGGGAACTTCACTGAGGCGTGCATGATCATGGGCGTACTCAAGGCCGCGTTCCTGCACATCCGCGCCAACAAGGAACTCTGGGTGCGAGACAAAGACATCTTCACCTGCCTGCCTGAGCAGTGGACCCGCACCCCCGGCTACAAGACCTTCCAAACAGACGCAGTGATCTACTCCCTGTTCACAACCGGTAGTTACCAAACCTCACTCAGCAACTACCAGTCACAAGACCAGCAGTGGGACATCCGAAACCAGTTCTTCCCTCTCACCAACCAGTTCATGCAGGACATCGCCAACCACAACCTCGACGACGGCGGCCACGAAATCCTCCAAACCATGCAGCAAGACCACCAGGACCGGTACGCCGCCACATGGATCCAAAGACAGGAGAAGGCAGGCCACCTCACTTCTGAAGCCAAGGATCTTCTGAACACGTGGTCCAAGATCATCGAAGCGTCCTTCAAGTACCGGATCATCTACGCCAACACACCCAGAAGAACCGAACAGGGACTAGAACGCTGGGACGCCGGGTTCATGCAGATTCACCGAATGTGCCGCAGCGACGACAGGTTCCTCCTCGACGCCAAGATCGACAAGAATCTACAGGCACTCTGGGATGACTTCGACCAACAGTACGCGGCAATAGGGGAAAGAATCTGGGGCACCTATACCCAACACACAGGGTTCTAATCCCATCAGCCGCACCCTCTTCCTGCCTGCAACCACAAGTCGCCTCTACTCGGCTTTACTGGCGCACATCACACCACACGTACCAGTGGGGGCCTTGACTCAACGAGGCCCCCACTGGTAACATCTGGACCAGATTGCCAGCATTAGGCGCCCAAGAAAGGAACACTGGGGTGAGCGACAGCGCGAACGTCCGTCAGATCAGCGACGTTGAGGCATGGTCTATCGAACAGCGGGCATACGACATTCTCACAGGGCGTCGCATCCGGCCACTGAACAAGCACGAGCAGAAGGTCTACGCGGACATCATCACCCGAGCCACATCTGACGGCTGGTTCCCATCATTCAAGATGGGGTTCGCAGTACTGGTCCCATTCATGGACGCGACCGCCCGAACCGCGTATGTCGATCAGTATGGCAGACTTGGACTGTCGTATGAACTGATTTACGCTCTTCCTTTCGAGGAGCAGGTGACCATCATTGTGCATGAGGTAATGCACATGCTCAGCAACCACATTACCCGCGGCAAGGCACTAGGTTTTGCGGACCTCCTGGACTGCAACATCGTGAGCGACCTGGAAGTCAACACGGCCCTTGAGAGATCCCCCAAGGCAGTACTCACAACAGGGATCCTCCCCCAGAACTACAATCTTCCAGTCATGAAGACCATGGAATGGTACTTCAAAAACTGGAACGACGACTTGACGGAACTGAAAGAACGCCAGCAGGAGGACCCCACCAATGGCCTCCCAAAGCCCCAGATTCCGCCGCCACCTAGCCAGGATGGCAGTAATGATCCCAAGGAGGATAGCGGCCAGCAGCCCAACCAGGACGCGGGCGACAACCCCCAGGAAGACGACTACAACCAGGGTGATGACCCTGACAGCAATGAAGACACCCAGGCGAAACCTGACAGCCAAGACAGAGCCCCTACCCAAGAGGGCTCTCAGGATGACACCAGCGGCGACCCCACAGACACCAGTGCCAACGGTGGCGAAGATTCCAGCAACCGCCAGGACCCCCCCAGCAACGACAGTGACTCGCAAGAACAGGGAAACAACCAGAGTCCTGACTCTCATGCCAGCGATAACCCGCAACAGGATGATTCTGATCAGGGGCAGTGTAGTACACCTGACGGAGCCCAGGACAAGGACAGTACCGGTTCCACTGGCAACAGCGGGGGAAACCAGCAGGGCTCATCTTCTGGCTCTAGCGGCCTTAACGAGGCGGGAAACTCTGACACAGCCACAGGAGACAACCCCAACAGGAACAGTCACTCTGACCCCAATGCGAGGGGAGACAGTACTGGCGGAAACTCTAGCAGCAACACCCTAGGCGGGAATGGTAGCAGCCCTAGCAGTGCGGACAGCGACAGTGGTCCAGTGACGCCACAGATCTCAATGCCACCTGAGTTCCCCAACGACCAGGACCAGGGGGCCAGTAACGGTTCCCGACTGGCCGCCAACCTTGACCAGGTTCCAGGCGCACTAGGGGACGTTCTAAGGAACTACAAGCAGGAGATCCTTGAACGTCGGCTCAAACAGGCACCCAACCGCACCCACATGTGCGACAACCCCAGTGAAGCACGCGAAAGCGAGGCTGACGATGCGGGGATCTACCGGCAGAGCGTGTCCGCACAGAACAACGCCCGCGACAATGTTCGAGCCGAGTTGAAGAATGAGATCGCCTCTGGTAAGGCCGCCGGTAACGGGACAGCCAACTTCGTTACCGCAATGGTGAACCTCATGGCTCCACCGAAGGTGGCCTGGCAGGACATTTTCAGGAGAAAAACCAGCCGCGTTGTTGGTGACCTCGTGGTTGGTAAGAACGTCAAGACCTACACGCGCACAGACCGCCGTTATGGGGGCGGTAGGGGGCAGGCTATCTTCCCCGGCAAGAAGAACATCGCTATCAAGGTGACAGTTGGGGTTGATCAGTCCGGTTCCATTGACGGTGACGACAATCGTCGCATGCTGGGAGAGGTCGCCGGAATCCTCAAGGAAGCAACAAAGGCGACACACGACGGCATCAAGTTCTTCACCGTGGACACCGAGGTGAAGAACATTCAACCAGTCAAGCGGCTCGAAGACCTTAAACTGATCGGTGGTGGCGGCACAAGGATGGGGGCGGCCTTCGAGTACGTCAACAGTCTCCCCCCGAGGGATCGTCCTGACCTGTTCGTTCTTGCCACTGACGGATTCCTGCTCGACGAAGACTGGGAGAACATCTATAGGCATGTGACAAGAACCCACAATGGGCGACTCCTGTACCGGACAGTCATCCTTGTCACCAACAAGGAGCGCTACGACGCATGCCCCATTAAGGTGAAGAACGCTACTACGGTCATCTGTATCGACGACGGGGATGAGTGACCTCAACACTATAGGGGCACCTGCTCACACACGCGGTTTCGGTAACCTGTCCTCGTACCAGGAAACCAACAAGCGTGAGCAGGTGCCCCTATGCCAAGACAAGCCATCGCCGACAAGACCCTAAATAAGGTCGCAGAACTAGAGAAGTTCATGAAGTCCCTAAACAAGAACAGTAAGTTCAGGGGGTACAGCGACTCTGATCTTGTCACCAAGTTGGGTGCCAACCCTCCAAAGGTTGAGACCATCTCCACTGGCAGCCTCACCCTAGATCAGGCTCTCGGTGGCGGCTTCGGTAAGGGTAGGCTGATCGAAATCTACGGCCCAGAAAGTTCCGGTAAGACATCCGTAGCCCTCACCGCTATCGGCAACGTCCAACGGGAGGGCGGCACAGCACTATTCGTGGACGTCGAGTATGCTCTCGATCCCGTATACGCACGCAAACTCGGTGTAGACACAAGCACCCTGTTCCTCGCCCAACCAGACACAGCCGAGATGGCGCTGGACCTCATCGAAGAGGTCGCCGGTTCAGGGAGCGCAGACATCATCGTCCTAGACTCTATTGCCGCACTCACCCCAAAGGCCGAATTGGAAGGCAGCGCTGAAGACGTGACAGTCGGCCTTATTGCCCGCCTCCTGTCCAAGCAACTACGCAAACTTGTCGCTATCGCATCAAGGAATAAGAGCACCATCATCTTCATCAACCAGACGCGAGACAAGATCGGCGGATTCTCACCATACGGCACCCCACAGACAACCCCCGGCGGCAAGGCTCCCAAGTACTACGCCACCCAGAGGATCAAAGTAGCCCGGGTTGGGAAACCAGACCTCTTCAAGGAAGGCCCCAACAAGGGGCTGCCCCGAAGCGTCAGAGTCAAGTACACTGTCGAGAAGAACAAGATCGCCCCACCGTTCCGCACCGCAGAAAGCGTCCTGGAATGGAGCCGCGGCATCAACCAGGCCGCAGAACTGTTCAACGTCGGCAAGGACTACGGCATCCTCGAAGGTGGCAGTGGCGGGCGATACAACCTTCCTGACACAGACTTCAAACTCCCAGTCGGTGCAGACAAGATTATCCACGAGATCGAAACCAACAAAGAACTCTTCGCCACACTGGAAGAAAGAGTCAGAGACGCCATCGAGAAGTCATTCAACGAGGAGGTCACCCCGATCCAGGAAGACGATCCCAGTGTTGAGGATGAGCCGCTAGAAGACCTCGAACCGGAAGAGACAGCAGACGCAGAATGGTGACAATAGTCACCACAGGAAACTGAACATCCTACATGGTGGGCACCTAGGAACATTGACCTGGGTGCCCACCATGTGCTATCGTGCCACCTAAGCGAAGGCAATGCCACACAAGAAAGGAACTTAACGTGGCGGCAGAAGCAAAGGTCCAGGATGCAGACAACAAGGGGATCTGGTGGATTCACGGCGCACAAGAAGCCCCCGACAAATTCAACGGGCCACTAGACACATTTGAGGACATGGCTCCCAGCGAAATGATGCTGCGAGCATGCATCCTGTCACGTAACGTCGCCGCCCTAGTCTCAGACCCCGGCATGACAAAGACAGCCACAGTACGATCCATTACACGCGAAATGGGGTACGGACTTGTAACAATTATTGGCGCCCAAAAGGAAGCCCCAGACATCTCAGGATTCCCCACCAGGGGAACCTACAATATTACCCTCACAAGCGAGGACGGCAGTACAGAGACCATGGAAGTCCCTGTCACAGAATACGCGCCACAGAAATGGCAACACTTCGTCATCGAGAACAAGAAGGTCATCATCTTCCTGGATGAGTTCTCCAACACACACCCGTCCACTCGCGCTGGCATGCTGTCCTTCATCCAAGACCGCGAGTTCCCCGACGGCACTCCCTTCCCGAACGAAACAGTCATCGTGCTTGCGATGAACCCGACCGAGAGCGCACCCGACGGCTACGAGTTGGACCCAGCCACACGCAACCGGATCACGTTCATTGAGTGGAAGCCAGATAACGCCAAATGGCGTAAGGGCATGCTCAGCAAGTGGGGGACCGTCAACCCCCTTAGCAACAACGGCCTATGGCGCAAGGCAATTGTCAACTTCCTTGAGGAAAACCCTGGGCTTATCCACAAGATGCCAACAGAAAACTTCAACAACGAGAACTCATCCGAGGTGGTCTACGGCCTAGACGCCTCCGACCCGTCATCTCGGATGGTAGCAAACGGGCCCTGGCCGTCCCACCGCACCTGGGACTTTCTAGGGGACATTCTAGGCACATCGTTCAAGTACGGAAGCCCCAAGAACCGTTATGTACGCGACCTCCTTGTTCGTGGAACCGTCGGACCTGAGGCTGCCGACAAGTTCATTGAGTGGATAAGCCGCAACGGGGTCCTGGATGTCGCCAAGCACCTGAACGATCCTGACTCGTTCAGCCTCCAGCACTGGGCCGACCTGAAACAGGATGACTGGATGTACATTGTCCAGTCCGGCATCGATAAGAACTGCCTGACACAGGTCAATGTCGCAAATGTCGTGCGTCTCTTTGAGATCGCAGTCGCCACAAAGCGCGAGGCATTCGTGTCGTTCGCTGTCGATGACCTATCCAAGATCCTTTCAACAGTGAATATGGAGGAAGGGGAGAAGAAGGACATCCTGTCCAACCGTATCCACAATACTCTTTGTGACCTTTATGGCGGAGAAAGCCGCCTCACAGAGTATGTCTCACCAAAACGTAAGGTGCGGGGCGCGCAGTAAAATCTCCGCCCATTTAAGATGTGTGCACAGTGCTGTGTACACCATGCCGGGCCGCAACCAGGGTGGGTTCTTTTCCTTTCTTCCTTCCTGTGGTTGCGGCCCGGCCCCTTTCTCTTACCCCAGTGCGAGAACCTGAGGCGGGTGCTGCGGCCTCCTGGGCTGTAGGTGCGGTGTGGGGCCGGGTAGAATGGTGCTGCCCACCGCAAGTCAGCATTACCATCCGCCGCATAGGGGTGGGGTGCGAGAAGGAACAGAGGACATCCACATGTCAGACAGGAACGGCCTGTATCTGAGGGCACAGCGCAGCCTCGTGTCTGCCCTCCTGTTTGACGGCAGTGACGTAAATCGGGCACTGGAGTTCGTGTCCCCTGACGACTTCAATGATTCTGCCCTGAGCGAGATCATGGAGTCTATAGCGAATGTTGCTCGCCGTGATGACATGGTGTCTGAGATAACAGTCAGCGAGGACCTTGAAGCCAGAGGAAAACTGGATAGTGTTGGTGGAGTGAAGGCCATCTACGCGCTGCGTGTTCAAGGTGAACGGGCTCTTATGGAGGGTGTGATCACCACCTATGCGGCTGTCGTCCGGGAGTTCTCCAGCAAGAACTCGATCATGCGGCTTCTGCGTGACGCTGAATCCATGTTTCAGGAGGACTCAGGTGTCACCGCCCGCGACGCTATCGCGACCCTCCAGGGGCAGTTGAGCAATGAGGTACTGAAACTCACGGATGACGCAACCACTACGGAAGTGTCCGAGTACATCACCTCATACGAAGACATTCTCGCTGAGCGATTACAGATCACGGAGGAGAACTCCCAGTACGCTGATGGCCTCCAGGGTATCCCGTCAATGGTGCCATCCCTAGACAAGTACACTGGCGGCTTCAAGGGCGGGGAAATGATTGTAGTCGGGGCTAGGACTGGTATTGGTAAGTCTGTGTTCGCGGTCATGCAGGCTGTAGCAACCGCCCAGACCGGGAAGACCTGCCTATTTTTCTCCATGGAGATGAACCATGCGGAAATCATTGACCGCATCGTAGCAAACGTCTCCGGCGTTGATCAGAGCCGCCTGAAACAGGGGCGCGTCAACCCTGAGGAGATGAAGTCCGTGAGGGAGGCGATGAAGAAACTTGAAGACATGAACATCATCATCGACACGGACTCAGCCACCACCCTAGACAGCATCAGGTCAAAGGCACAGAGGCAGGCACAGACCAGCATCGGACTGGACATGATCATCATCGACTACCTGCAACTCATGTCCATGCCTGGCAAGTACAGCAACAGGCAGGAAGAAGTTGCGGCCCTGTCCCACCAGATCAAGCAACTTGCCGCCTCCCTGAACGTACCCATCATGGTCCTAGTTCAGATGAACCCGAAGGATGAGCGAGGCAAAGACGGCGAAGAGATCCTGCCACACCATGATGATGTGCGCGAATCCAGAGCCATCAGCCACGACAGCAACATGTTCATCATTCTTCACCGCAACACGAAGACCGACAACACTGCGGACCGGACTCTCATCATCCTGAGCAAGAACCGTGGTGGCGCAGCCGGGAAGATTGTCGCCTGCCACTCCGACCTTAGTGTTGCCATGTTCCGAGAAATCAAGAAGGAAGAGGATGTCACCAAGGACAACCTGGACGCTATGGATAGTGACTTCGAGGACTTCCTAGGTGACGGCGAGACCTTGGACGGCGACATCGATCCAGGCGACATTGACTGGTAGAATCAGCAAAAGAGCAAGGATACAGGGGAGAAAGGGTGAACTATGGGGATTACCTCAGCCAGACGGCACCCACTCATGCTGGGGGAGCAGCCACTACTCACGCTCGATGAGGACACGGACAACAGTGGGTCTGCTGACGACACCTACCTGACGGAAGAACAGCAGGCTACCCGGTTCATGAGCCGCTGGCAGGAGAAGGTGGACCCATTGATCAGGTACAAGGACTACTTTGAGTCCTCAGCCAAGACCAGTGGTCACATCTTTAAGGAGATCCGACGATTCTATCTGCAACTCGTCGTCAATGGTAATTGGTCAGACGGAAAGTTCGTCGCTGTCGTCGGCAAGATCATGTCGGACAACCAGCACACGGTCAACACCCCAACCTTGGATGTTGTAGGCAGGCAGTACGACCGTGAACAGATCAAGACACAAAGACGTCGCTGAGCAAAGCAACAACTCAAGAAAGGGGGTGTGGCCCGAACCGCCATGGTAACCACATTTAACGACCATATGTCCATGAGCAGCGACCTCGTTGACGTGCCAGTCAGCCGCACACCTGTCAACCACAACACAGCCGATTATGAGCGGTTTCGCAAGCACATGGCTGACACAGAAGCCAAGTACCGTGCAGCCGAACGTAAGGAGCGGATCAAAGCCATTCAGCAGAACCTTGACATGTGGGACCAGCAGACCCCATCTAGGTGGCGTGGCGCATCCTTAACAAAAATAGCCACATCAGAGGCCGCCCTGATCCTCACCAAGATCAAGAATGGCCCCAAGGGCGGTAGCGTCCTCATTACTGGCCCAGCAGGTGGCGCACGCACCATGCTCGCGTATGCCACTGTCAGGAAGATGCTCGCCCAGGGTGTAGCAACCCCCAGCCAAGTATGCATCCTCAGTGAGGATCGCATACTGTCATTCGGTAACGCCGGGTTCAGCGGCCGAGACAGACTCAACGCAGCCCTAGACCCGCAGTACAGGTTGTACCTCATTGATGGCGCTGGATCTAAGACCACCTACACAGATCGGGAGGCAGCAGCCTATGAGGAGATCTTGGATCACATCTACAGTCGGGACCTCATCACCGTCATCACCTCCCCGACCAGTATTGTGGAGTTTGCCCGCAAGTTCAGCGAGACCTTTGAGGCCCGTATCATGGACCTCGTGGGCGACCGCACCATCACCCTAACCGATGTCAGCGACGCCCACCCCATGAGCGACAGCAGTAGCGGAGACCAAGTACGGCCAGTCGGGAGATTCAACATAATGCCCCAGGATGACAATCTCCGTCAGCCTGGGGCACGAGAGCAGTCAAATAGCAGGTTCGACAACTTCGGGTTCTGAGGTAAGGTCGGCAACACATGAACAGAACCCGAAGGTTTGACAACTGTGTAAAGTTTCTATTCTGCAACACCAGCGACCATTGAGATCACTTGTGCTGCACGGTATAATCGACGGCAGATTGTACCTTAATTCCACCACACCGATTGCAGGTGCCTCTTATGTTCGAGACCTACCACAGGACGAAGAACACAGTCGATGTGTCGTTCGACGACTTCTTCACTAACTCCCCGGTCCACGTCACCAAAGGTGAACCTAAACCCAGGCGAACCCTGTCAATGGTCGCAAAAAACCTGGGCGTCTTCATGCTCGTCGCCGCCCTGTGCGGAACCCTCACCTCAGTGTGGCCGATCCTCGCGCTCAGCCAGGGGGTACAAGCCGCAGAACCAATCGCTGAGTACTGGAAGTCCCTGCCAGAGAACCTGGAAGACATCGAGATCGGACAGAAGAACACGCTACTCGACATCAACGGCACCCCATACGCTGAAGTATGGTCAGAGAACAGAACCACCCTCACCTCACTGGACCAGGTGAGCGACTACGCAAAAAAGGGCTTGATCTCAACCGAAGACAAGGACTTCTACAAGCACAAGGGCTTCAGCCTGAAAGGTACAGCGCGAGCAGCAATGTCCAGTTCCGGTGGAGGATCCGGCATCACCCAACAGTTAGTGAAAAACCTCCAGTTCTTCAACCTAGCCGGTCGAGACAAGAAAGACCAGGCCGTCGAAGCCACCATCGGCCGCAAGGTACGCGAACTCAAACTGGCACTAGGCTACGAGAAGAAGCATACCAAGAATGAAATCCTGCTCACCTACTTCAACACCGTAGCGTTTGGCGGCCCCAACACGTACAGCATCGAGACCGCCGCCCAATACTACTTCGGGAAACCAGCCAAGGACCTCGACCTGGCAGAGTCAGCAGTCCTCGTCGGAAGCGTCCAGAACCCCAGTCGCTTCAACCTAGACAACACCGAGGACAGCAAGACCGACTATAAGGCCCGCCAAAAAGATGTGCTCGACAGGATGGTCACAGAGGGCTACATCACCCAAGCCGACGCAGACAAGGCATATGGTGAGGAACTGAACCTCGTCTACAAGTCAACCTCCAACGGCAACTGCACCTCCAGCAGATACCCCTACTACTGCGAGTATGTCATGGGCTACCTGTCCAAGTCACCGAAACTAGGGGAGACACAGGAAGAACGAGACGCAATCCTCCGCAAGGGTGGTCTCCAGATACACACCTACCTAGACCCCAACGCTATGGGGATCGTGGACACACAACTCAAACAGGACTACGGAACAGACAACCACCTGGCCGCCCCTACCGCTGTCGTCCAACCAGGCACAGGAGGCGTACTCGCAATGGGATCCAACCGCGACTACGGGACCGGCCCAGGACAGACCACCGTCAACCTGCCCTTACACGCCACTGGCACCGGGTCCGTCTACAAAATGATCACACTCGCTGCCGCACTCCACGAAGGCTACACCGAGTCCGACCTAGCGTTCTCATCCCGATGCCCCCTCGTCGATTCACGCTACGACGCCCCAGACGGCGGAATCACCAACTCCGACTCCTGCTCCCTACAGGGAGGTTACATGGACTACCGGACCGCCACAGCCCTATCCTCCAACACATGGTTCAGCGAGTTGGAGATCAAGGTCGGTGTCGAGAAGGTCAAGGAGTTCAGCGCCAGTGTCGGACTGTCCGCACCCGACAACATCACTTCCCGGTCCCTGGCCTACACGTTAGGTGTCACAGAGAACTCAGAGGTAGCGATGGCGGCAGCATTCGCAACATTCTCCAACGGCGGCATCTACTGCCCTCCCACCCCCGTCTCTACGTTCTCTTACGCAGACGGCACCTCACCCGTCGTCCCAGACACCTATGACCCCAAGACAGACTCCTGCCGCCGCGTCCTGTCAGAGAAGGACAGCGGCGTGGTCCTCAAGGCTATGCGAGCCAACGTCAGCGGCGAGATCCCCAACGCTTTCGGGAACAAGTTCAACACATCAGGGTACACGACCGTAGCCAAGTCTGGCACCAACCAACTTTACAACTCCACGTGGGCTGTCTTGTCCGGCAACTTTAGTGTCTTCAGTAACATCTATGACCCTGTAGACTTTACTGAGGGCATGGACCCAACAACATACCGTGGCAGCCAGTACCGGTGGTGGGACCATGTGATCGGATACACGGGCCGCGACATCATGACCTCACTGCTGAACACAGAAGGATACAAGCCCCTAAAGTTTGACAGCAGTGACGACACCATGACCGAGGTGCCCGTTGAGTCCAGGGACTTCGTAACCATCCCCTCCGTGATTGGTATGGAACCGGCGCAAGCGATGGCGACGCTCAACTCGCTAGGGTTCCCTGCCCACCTGAGCAAGGAGAAGAAGCCAGCACCAGACGGCTACCAGTCTGGGGTGATTGTTGAGCAGAGCCTCACCCCTGGCACCCAGTTGCCGGTCGGCAGCAAGAAGGAGATCATCATCTACCAGTCCAAGTAGGCGGGTGAGAACTGCCCTAATCGGGCGGGGCATATAGACCTATTTTTTGACCCCGTGGCGGAGATTAGTGCTATCTGAACGTGACCCCACCACTGCGAGCGACGGTTTCGGTATCATCCCCTATAGGCAGAAAAGAGGCGCCTCTCGCATAAGAGGGGCTGATGACGTAAACCGGAAGAGGTGGCCGATGTCAAGCACGGTAGAGGAAGCGACAACGGGCCTGGAACGCATGGAGCAGGCTGTCCGGGCGGCCCGGGATGCACGTGCGGCACTGGAGAAGGACCTGGAATCCGTGAAAGCGGAGATACAGGCACTCACAGCCCTACAGGCACGCATTCAGGCATCATTGGACGCCACCTTAGCATTCACCTCCTCCGGCCCCAGTCGGCCCACCACAGTAGGCCCAGAAGAGACAGAATCAACTAAGGATGTCGCACAGGAGGACACGCCACCTGGGTCCACCACGCCTCAGGGCACTCCGACAGGCATCGGCACACCCAGCCATGAGACAACGCCTGTGGACGCATCTCTGGACACGTCCACCCAGCCAGGCCGAGTAGGCCACAGCCACATTGAGGGAGTGGGCTCTCCAGACACGCACAGCGGCGGCAGACAGGCCGACAACAAGGATGCATCTACCAACACCCCAGATGCAGGCCCAGACCTGACACCATGGGAGGATGAGGCATACCTGAGTGACTACGGGCAGAACGATCAGGTGGAACGAACCCAGTGGCCATCCAGCCTAAAGACAGCAGACGAGATCTTCGACACCAGCAACCAGGAGATCCCAGAAGACAGCACTGCTGTGAGCAAAGAGTCCCAGGGTGAGAAGGTGCCCACCAACACCACCTCAAAACCCAGCGACACAAGCCGGGGTAGAAAAGCGCGCACAGGCACCCAGAAGAAACCCGCCACCCATAAAACCAGCACTAAGAAAAAGAGTGAGCCGCTCCCAATTGGTGACGGCATAGGAGATAACTTCACCATCGACTTCGGTGTCCCACTATGACATAGGCGAGAGAGTAGCCAGTGAAGATAATCACAGAAGCCAGCAAGTTCACCAACACCATCAAATGGGTGGGACTCGGCCTTGACAGGAAGACCAACGGTACCCGGATCATCCTCGACGCCCACAGTGACGGACGCTGCTACCTGTCCTACCACAGCGGCAGCGTGTACACATCCGCCCCACTAGAAGTCCTAACCATCGACTTCCAGGACGAAAACCCCAGCCAGGACAGCGTACAGGTCACCTTAGACGGAGTGTTTCTTCAACGTCTCGCCCAAGGACTACCCAAGACCGGTGACATCACTCTGATCAGCAGGCGAGATGAACCCATGAAGGTCACCTCCAAGACCGGCCGGTTCACCGCCCCCACCTACAACGCCCGCAAAAAGCCCACCCCCAACACGTCATGCGTCGGAGAGGTAGACGCAGCAGAGTTCTTCAGCACCATATCCAGGGCCGCCAGAGTGTGTGACAACCGTGAGAACATTAGGCACAAGTTCGTCAACACCGTGGACCTATCACTCAACCCAGACACAGGCACCATCCGAGTATTCTCCTTCGACACCTATGTGATGGCCGAAACCACCATGAGATACACGCCCACCGGTCAGCCACAAAACCAGGGGTACGTGCTCATACCATCCCAGTACGCCTCCATGATCCGCCCAGACAAGGACATGACCGGTGCTGTCAAGATACTGGAAGAAATAGGGGCCAACGGGAAGACCTACCGGGTAGGGTTCGAGTTCGACGACGGCAGGCGTATCCTCATGCCACTCAAGGACGTCCTCAGGTGCCCGAACGTTGACGCCATGGTAGAGGAATGCAGAAGAGGAGTACAAGCCCAGGTTATCGTCTCCACCGCAGCAGTCACCTCAGCAATAAAGAACGTGTCTGCCCTCACAGCCAACAAAACCGACATCAGCGTCACCGGCCAGGGCGACACTCTCACCGTATCCTGTGACGACAACAGTATCACAGTGCCACTCACAGGCGGGTCATTCGAGATCACCATAGACGCCCTGTTCTCACGGGAAGTCATCGCCAAGGGCCTGTCACCTATCACTACGAAAGATGTTCAGGTCAGTTTCAGTACGGACGCGGTGATCCTAGAACCTATCGGGGCCAGCATTGATACCACAGTCATTTTCACCATGAAACGGTACAGGGGAGAGTCATGACCATACACTTGTTGACGGCAGTATTCGGTGGCGTATCATCACTGATCCTACTGTTCGTGACTATGCTGTACTCCCCGGGCTGGGTTGACAGGGGCCGCTGGCAATTAGTGAACGTGCTAGCCTTCGTGACATCTACTGTATCCAGCATCTTCACATCCGCGATGCTCCCTTCTGGTGATGTTACGCACTGGCTCACGGCCGTGGCCGGGGGCGTGTCAGTAGGAACAACCGTGTTCGTCACCACCCAGTGCGCCTACACGGACTTCACCTACCGGAAGGGTGACAGGTGGACTCTGCGTGCAGCCATAGCGATGAACGCTGCCACAGGCGGGGTCAGCCTGTTCCTGGAGCCCGCGCGCACTCAGGGTGAGCGGTGGTTGTTCGTCCTCCTGGTGCTTCTGTCACTGGTGCTGTTTCTGATCCCGTCCCTGGGTAAGTCGGATGCCCGTGCCACTCTCTTAAGTGTTCTGGCGACTTACCCGATGGTGGGGGTCCTGGGTGTCCAGTGGGGCCTGATCGTCCTGGCGCTGGTTCTGGGGGTGTATGGAGTGTCCTCATCGGTGCGGATGATGTGGGGCGTGAAAGGTACGTTGAGGGTTGTATTCCGGGAGAAGATGAGTATTCCCATGGTCCCACTCATCACTGGTTCATTCCTGATTGCAGAAATATGTGCAGCACTAGCGTATGACTATTCCCTGGCATGAACCCAACCCACTGTATTAGCGGGCTGGTTCTCCTTTAGAACTGTCGTGCCGCTGGTTGTCTGAAACCACGTAGCGTGGTCCACCACAGAAACCCTAGACTCTGCGGGGCACATCCCCTTACTCACCTCCCTGGAAGGTGTAGCAGGAGTGTGAGTCTTTGGCCTGTTCTGTGGGGCCTTAGGTGTCGGCTTGTTCTTCGTACCAGGATGCTTCAGCGGCCTGGAGTGACACTTGGATCTCCTGATACGTTTAGCCTTTGTGGCGTGCCGCTTCCGTGTCTGGCAAGCCTTCCTGTGGTTGGCTCGCTGAGCAATGTTCGCCGCAGCGTTCAAGTCACGATGGTGCGTGATACCACAGACAGAACAATAAGGTTGCGAGTAGTCACTCACGTCCAGATCGGATTGACAGATATGACACTTCCTGGATGTGTAGGCGGCATTGACCTTCAGGACCCTGCCTCCGTCGGCCTCAACCATGTCACGCGTCCGCCTTAGCACCTCGCCACGAAACCAACGACCGAACTTCATGGTGTTCTTAATGTGACTCAGATCCTCGAAAGACACGATGGCGTTGCCATAACGCCAGGCAGCATCCGCGACCTCCTGAGCAATAAGGATACTCAGTTCCTTACGCCGATTTGAGAGATGTTGACGATGAGAGACTGCCTCTTCATCCTTGCCTTTTCTCTTCAAGGACGCTACTTGCACCTGCCCGCGCTTGATCTTGTTGCTCAACGATCTGGCTCGTTGGCCTAAAAGAGACTGCTCGACAATCTCTTGCCTATCGGTGTCCCAGACCACATAGGCGGTCGGATTTGTCACGCCAACGTCCACACCAATGACGTACCTGGATGAGAACTCTGGGCGGCCAGGATTTGTCCTGCCGTGAAACCCGAACACCACACGGTCGTCTTTATCCACCCAGATGTCTGGGACACCCGGTTCACAACCCTGCTCCAGCAATTGAGGTGGCGTCGGGAAGTACAGTGTCACCCACTGACCTTGGACAACCATCTCAAGAGAGATGCGCTCCAGTGTGACACTCATGTTTCTGTAATGATCGTCCGTGGCCGATAATGCAAGTCTAGGCTGTAAAGCCGTCGGCTTGGAACCGTTGACTGTTCTCACCCATCCAGCAGAGACATAACCAGTGTAGTCCCTGGAGACGACCCCAGATCTGGCGGCCCAGGACCTCAGATTGGTGACTACTTGTTCCCTGAACATACGTTCCAATCTGGAACTGCCACTCTTGAGATGCTTCTTCACCTCAGATGGTAGTTTGAGGTTCATCATGTACCCTGCACCTGATGGTTTAAGTCTGTCGAAGTAGGTCACCAGAGCGAGGTTCTGCTCGGTTATCTCCTGTAGGGCGTAGTGGGCAACCAGTTCAGCATCCGCCCTGATGCCTTCCAGAACCTCATCCAGATCCAGAGGGTCACCGTCCTTGTCAAATGCAGCGTATGGTGTACGAGGGTACGTGCGCGACACAGTGGTTCCAGACACTTCTGGTGGGCCTCCCCTCGCAGACTTGACTGGTTGACAGTATGTGTATATTATAACACAGTATCAGTGAAGCGCACCAGTACAGGTATAGAAATAGCAACAACGCCAGGCTATAGTAGAGCAGCCTAAGGAATAGTCATACTCTAACGGTAGGCGGCGATATTCTGGTGAGTTTAATCACGGCCCTCCCTGGCAGGAGAAAGGCACACAAATGAGCGACATCCTGGATTCTATCGACGAACTTGATGACATTGAGGGAGATGACCTCGACGTTGAGGACACCCACCCTATCTCCATTGTCACGGGAGTCAACGACGACGACGGTGACAACTACTTCAATGAAGATGATGGCGACGAGGAAGAGGAAGACCTCGCCGCCGAGATGAGCAGTATCCTGGACGCCGAGGACACTCAGGCATCAGAGATGGGGCAGACTGAGGCACAGGAGATAACCAACGCCATCAAATCCGCCGCAACCGTCACCTATGCCTTACTCGCTAAGGCCCACGAAGGTAAGGCTCACCAGTCACTCGGGTACGACTCGTGGGGCGAGTACGTCAAGACCGAGTTCGAGATGAGTCCACAACGCTCATACCAGTTGCTTGACCTGTCTAAGGCCGTCAAGATGATCGAGGCCGCCGCACCAGAAGGCACCCATATCAAACTCACAGAGGCCCAGGCCAGAGACCTGAAGCGTGAACTACCTCGAATCACTGAACGCATCCATGAAGAGACCACCGGCAAGACCCCGGAAGAGTCACGAGAGATCATCGACGACATCGTTCGTGAGGAACGTGAGGAGAAGATCCAGAAGCGAGTCGAGGATAAAGCCCACAAGAGCCGAGAACAGGAAATGGACGAGGCCCGCGACGAAGGCTATCGTGCAGGCCTGGAATCCGCCGCTGACGCCATCCTGGAAGCCGACGCAGAAAGGCAGGCAGCCAACGAGCCAGACGGTGGACTCATGGACGTGGAAGTCGAAGGGGACATCAATCAGGCTGGCCGCGCAGAATACATGAAATTGGTTCAGGCGCTCGTCATGAACAGCAATATGGGTGACCCACAGGACATTGTTGACGCCATCCCGGAGAACAACTTCGATGACATCTATGACCGGGTGATAGACACTGCTGGCCTATGGAACCGTATCGCCAACTACATGGACCTCAGGCGTTAAAGGAACACCAGGCCCCTAAAACCAGCCCTCAGTGCGGTGGCAGCAAACGTCGGTAATATGTGCTCAGGAAACACCCAGCCACGAGCCCCATTCTGACGGAGAGCGCCAATGGATAACACAACACCCGAAACAGCGGACACGACTTCACAGGTTGGTCCGCTGTTTACTCTCATCCAGGACTCCCCCAACTACCAGCCGGTACCCCACGAAACTCTCCCGGAGGTCATCCAGGACGCTATTGGTCGCACCATGGTAGCATTGTGCAACTCTGAACGCGGCCGAGTCATGGTCATCGGGGATGTCAGGTCAGGTAAGACATTCTTCGTCAATCATCTTGCCCAGGCCGTCAGTGACTTCACCACGGAGAAGGAATACGCGCCTATCTACTTCATCCGAGTTAACGAGAAGGCGCTCCCAGCCATGATGTCTGAGGACGGCACAGTCAGCATGAGCGCCATCATCGACCATGTATGTGACGCCCTGAAGTGTGCGGACAGCCAGGTGTGCGTCGTCACCGAAAACCCGTCCATGGCAGCGGTCCTCCAGCAGAACGCCACCGATGTGAAGGTCATCCTGGAGGCGGTCACTGACACTCTGTTCAGTGACGAGGCAGAGACCGCGAAGTCGTTCATGTCGTGGGATGCTGCTGACACAGCGGACATGCTACTGACCGCAAAGGAGACAAGCCTGCTGGTTAAGGCGGCGTTCTGGGGTAAGGCCATCGACATGTACCCGACAGACGAGGTTGATGACACTATCATCGACAGCCTCATTCGTCGTATCGTGCGCAATGACGCCATGATCCAGAAGGACGGGAAGCGGAAGGTCCTGAACGTGCCGTTCGGGCAGTGGGGCGACATTCTCACTGACGTTACTGGCACCGTAGTCATGTCCAAATCGAAGCGCATCCGTGAAGCTGATGGCAGTATCTCCATTAAGGGGCTCACTAAGTACATCATCAAGCAGAACCGTGACATCCTTGAGAACAGTGAGGACGAGGGACTGGTCGCGCTCGCTGCACTCTTTGGTGGCGACACCGACAGCAGTCAAGACGTGAAGAAGAGAAAGAAGCGCAAGCCACTGAAGTTCAACAGCCTCAACAACCTCAAGACAGCCCTCTCCAGGAGCATCATCGGGCAGGAGAAGGCTCTGGATGCGATCACCCGACAGGTCACGGTCCCCATGTCTGGAATGTCCCGCGAAGGTAAGCCGTTGCGGTCTCTCATGTTCTGTGGCCCTACCGGCACAGGTAAGACTGAGACCGCTAAGGTTATCGCTAAGCATCTCCTGAAGAAGGGGGAGATGAACCTTGTGCGTATCGACATGTCTGAGTTCGCTGAGAAGCACGAGTACACGAAACTGCTCGGCGCACCCCCAGGATACGTGGGATACGAGACCGGTGGGGTCCTTACCCGTGCGGTGGCAGCGAACCCTCGGTCCGTGGTCCTCCTGGACGAGGTAGAGAAGGCCCACCCGGACATCTGGAACCAGTTCCTCCAGATCCTTGACGCCGGGCGCATGACAGACAGTAACGGGCAGGTCGTTGACTTCACACAGACAATAATCATCATGACCTCCAACCTTGGTGCCGCCGAGATGTCCCGCACCAGAGCAGGTTTCGTCACCATGGACTCGGGTCAGGCATACATGGATCGGGAGCGGAACGCCACTAGCGCAGTTATGAGGTCTGTGGAGAAGACCATGCTCCCGGAACTCATCAACCGGATAGACGAGATCATTGTGTTCAGCGAAATCCGACCTGAGGCAGCCCGTGAGATCGCCGTGAAGGAGATCAAGAGAATCCGGGATACTCACAGCACTAGCGTCCGCACCATTATGGACGCACCCTATGATATTGTCGATGAAATCTTGAAAAAGTCGAACATCAGCAAGTATGGGGTCCGTGAGATTCAGAGAACTGTTGAGAAGATGATCGTGAACCCACTCGCTACGGCTATCGCAACCCACCCTGACGGCAACACATTCACGTTTAAGATGTCTCAGGACGGTCAGGTCATTGTTCGCGCCGCCACCGAAGAAAGCGACTAAAACATGGCAATCACATTCACGCAAAAAGACGAAGATCTTGACGACGCCTACCTGTCTAGCGCCCAGCAGGCGTCCTCCGATGGCGACGATGACTCTGTACTATACCAGACCCAGGAAGCGCCATCCCAACCCTACAACCTGGCACCAGTAGAGCCTCCTGTCGCCTCACAGAGCGCATACAGTCCTGAGCCAGTACCGGCGTACACCACACCAGCCGCAGAGACAACGTATGTTGACGCTACCGAGGGTGAGGGGGACTACTACCAGGACTACGAGGCCAACCAGTACCCCGCCACCTACCAAGATCAGAACACCTACACACAGCAGGGAGACACATACCCCAGCAATGAGGCAGGAAAGTACGAGTACGATACCCCGGCAACTGTGACCCCACCCCCTGCACCGGAACCGGCCAGGACCTCACCCCCCGCACAGGTAGCCGCCCCGACAGGTCCAAGCCGCAAAGACATCAAGAAGTACGACCAGCAGGTTGACTACACGTACCGGATCATCAGGATGCTGGACGCATACCGCGGAATCGGCCTCGACGAAAAACGCGCAGTCGGCACAGTCATCTACAACAATGGCGACTTCAGTATGGACACTGAGACCGCTGAGGCCGATCTTATTGTCAGTATCCTCAACGCCGACGAAATGGTGGGCGTCACCCTTAAGAATCTACGCGATGCCGCCGAAGAAAAAGATCGAGTGGCCCGCGTGTTCATGATCCTGGAACTGCCTGACACTCAGTTGGCTGCACTTGGGGCAATGGCCGCCAGGTTCGTCCCAGAAGGCGTCACATACCAGTACAATGCGCGAGACCGCATCAGATACTCCCGTGAGGTCGAGCAGGCCATTGAGATGATCCCAGACGTGCAGGTGTCCGACATGTCTGCTGTTGAATCCGTCATCAACGCCTAATCCGACCGGATGAACCACAAAGACCCCCACTTATCAACCCAGTAGTTTCGGTAGAATGCGCCATATGACGGCTATCGACTTTGGGATCACAGACTCGGCCGCAACCCCCGAAAGGGAGGAGGTGGCCGAGTCGTTTCCGGCACCATCAGACAATGAGGTCATCGTCAAGACTGACGGCGAAAACATTGACCTATACAGTCGCCACAGTCTCGAAAACACAGACACCGCCAGCAACCTGAAACCATTCCGCCGCATCGTAACCACCAGGGGTGTCAACCACTACCGGACCAGGCTCACTGAAGCGAACGCATTCACCCTCCGATACGGGCTTACTCGACTGGGGAAGCCGGTCCTGGATGAAGACACAAAACAGGCACTCAAGGGCAAAGCCGACGCCGCACCTATGCCATACGCGACCCTGGACGCATCCGGCACCAAAGTCGTTGTCACTATCCCACCAGTCCCGCACTACCTGGACATGATTGTCGGCACCATCAACGCCACATTCAAGGACGGTAAACGAGTATTCCCCATCTCCAGGCTACTTAACCTCCAGGCCCTCCAAGATAACTATGATGGGCCTCTACCGCCTATCATCCTTAGTGATGAGGTCGAACAGATCAACTCCGCCCCCATCCCCGGCTACGACGGCACAGTCGAGTCTCTGAGAACCATACCCATCACTGTTCTCAACATCGTCCAGGCTGATATCCAGTCCGGTAAGGAGCGAGGCAAGTCCCGCAAGACATTCGCCGAGAAGATGACAAAACTCGGGATCGAGACCCTACACGACCTCCTGTTCTGGGTGCCGCTACGTCACATCTCCAGGCGACACGACCAGGACCTCACCGGCATCGTCGAAGGTGAAACAGTCACCATCCTCGGCCGTATTCAGTCCATAACACCACTCAACGGGAAAGTCCCAGGAACCAGATTCACTATCACCACAGACACCGGCCAGGAACTCAAAGCCACCTACTTCAACCAGGCGTGGCTCGCCCGAAAATTCAAGGTCGGTGACGAAGTAGTAGCCTCCGGCAAGTGGAAGCCTTGGAAAGGTACCCCACAGATCAACGGCTCCACCATGGACGCATCCAAGGAGGCGGAGATGATGCCAATTGTTCCCGTCTACCGACAACTACCCAGCATCGGGCTCACTAGCAGGCTCATCCTGTCCGCCGTGAGGGAGATGCTTTCCAGACTCCCTCGGATCGATCCACCAAAGTACCTACAAGGAATACAGGTAGACGGCAACAACATCAGTTACCATGATGCTGTCACAGCCATGCACTTCTGTGAGGACGAGGATCAGTACGATGAGGCTACCGGACTGCTCGCACTCATCGAAGTCATCTACATGCAACTACTGATCCTTTCCAGCCAGGAAGCCAACGCTGGTAGGCGCGCAGTCACCATCACCGGTGGTAGGGGCGGACTCCAGGCCGACGCCATTAAGGCACTACCGTTCGACCTGATCAACGGGCAGAAGAAAGCCCTCGTCAGAATGAACCGGAAGATGGAGTCCACCACACCATCCTCCACCCTACTGAGTGCAGATGTCGGAGCCGGGAAAACAGTTGTCGCACAAATGACAGCAATGCGAGCCGTCGGCGCGGGAAAACAGGCCGTCATGCTCGCCCCCACCGATGTTCTCGCCCGCCAACTGTATGAGTCCACCCTCAACGTCACCAGCAGGCTCAAAGAAAAGACCGGCCAAGACATTGAGGTCACCCTGTTCTCAGGCAGCATGAAAGCCGCCCAGAAACGCGAGGCAAAGAAAACCATTGCGGACGGCACCTCACAGATCATCATCGGCACCCACGCCCTCCTATCCAATGATGTCGAGTACCACGACTTGGGGTTCATCGCCGTCGATGAGCAACAAAAGTTCGGCGTCGAACAACGAGAGCGCCTACTGAACTCCCGCACAGACGGACTGATCCCCCACCTTATGACTATGACCGCCACCCCCATCCCCCGCAGCACCGCACAAGTGTTCTATGGGGGCATGGATCTCATCGAGTTGAAGGACAAGCCGCCCGGTCGCCTACCCATCATCACTCAATGGATCCAGGACAACCCCATCACCTTCAGTGAACACTCCATCAACCCCGTATGGGCTGACATCATCAACGAGGCCCACAAAGGCAACCAAACATTCGTCATCACCCCACTAGTCAGCGAGTCCAGCAAGGTAGATGCCGCCAGCGTAGACGCCACCACCAAGAACCTCACCAGCCTTCCCCTGTCTGGTCTCAAGGTAGGGAAAGTTCATGGACAGATGAAGCCCGACGAGCAGCGCAACATCATGCAACAGTTCCGAGACAAGAAGTTCGACGTCCTTGTCGCATCCACAGTCGTCGAGGTCGGGGTGGACATCCCAGACGCAACCAGGGTCGTCATCCTGTCCGCAGAACGCCTTGGGGCCGCCTCCCTCCACCAGATCCGGGGCAGGGTAGGCAGAAACAGCAAACAGTCACGATGCTACCTCATCTCTGAAGGAGCCACCAGCAGTGCACAGGCACGCATGAATGCGCTCGTTGACTCCAACGATGGGTTCAAGATCGCCCAGAGTGACCTCGGACAGCGCGGCGAAGGGCGCATCTTCGGCACCCAGCAGTCCGGCAGCACCGGCATGCTGTTCGCATCCGTTCTCGGCAGCATGGACAAGATCAGTCAGGCTCAGAAGGTAGCCAGAGATATTTTGGCGTCAGACAGCAGAGAACAGGCGCTAGCGGACGCCCACGCATACTTCCACACTGACGAAGGAAAGTAGATGACGCTACTTGTTGAATGGCTGACTAGGCTCCGTAAGGAGTACAACACCAACCCCATGCGCCTCCTATGGTGGATCCTTGGCGTGATCGCAGCAACTACCCTTGGTGGGGTACTCATGGACCTGTTTCTGCCCTATGGTGGGTGGGGTAACATTGTCAGAAGTATCTGGCTTGCCCCCTCATCAGCCGCCTTGTTCGCACTCATGTACATGGTCGGCCTGTTCCTGCACAACTCGAAGGTGAGAACAGACCCCAACTGGGTACCTTATCGAGCAAGGTACTCCCAAAGAACTAGAGTCCAGTACTCCATCATCGCTGGGGCGGTCATGTTCGTCACTGTCTACGCCACAGGCTATCGGGTAGGGTTTACGTTCGTGTCCTCTCTGATCGCCGCCCTCCTCATCTGCTGCGTCGTTTTCTGCCGCTCCACCAGACAAGAACGCTACGACCAGGCAAACGGCGTACAGGACGCGCGAGACATCGCCACCCAGGTGTACATCTCTGAGAAAATCAGAGAGCATAATGAGCAAAAGCGACGCAAGAAAGCACTGAAAGCCAACCGGTCCAGGCGTTGGCCGTTCCGTGGGACACTGGGTGACGAAGACGCCTGAACTTTGAGTGTATCCAGAACGTAAACACGTCTCCTGCTGAGCCGCCCCAGAGCCCGGATGAGTCTCTGGGGCGGCTTCCTTGTACCTGGATGCAGTGAGGGCACCCCGCCGCATAACAACTTCTCAGCACTTCAGCAGAAGTAACCAACCTGACCTCTACAGGTAGTGACACACCCCACCTGGACGTGTTAGAATACACTCCACTAACCATAGGACCATAGGGGCTAACCCAGTCGGGTGGGCAACAACCACGAGGACAAGACCCCAGCACGAACACGGACAAAAGGACACACCGCCTTGACCGCAGAAGCAAACAACAACCTCGACTACGACGAGACCCCCCGCGAGCCCGCCCTCGACTACCACGCCCTCAACGCTAAACTGAACCTCGTCGGAGACGACGGCAAACTTCAGTTAGACGCCGACCATGAGGCGGCCAGGCAGTTCTTCCTCCAGCACGTCAACCACAACACCGTATACTTTGACGACCTGGAAAAAAAGATAGACTATCTCATCACCAACCACTACTACGAACGCGAGTTCATCGAACAGTACGACTGGGCATTCGTCAAAGACCTGTACAAGCGAGCCTACTCCTACAAGTTCCGATTCCCCACCTTCATGGGCGCCTTCAAGTACTACTCCTCCTACACGCTCAAAACCTTCGACGGCAAACGCTACCTGGAACGATACGAAGATCGAGTAGTCGCCAACGCCCTCTACCTCGGGCGCGGAAACCAAGAACTAGCCACCAGCATCCTCGATGAGATTATGACCGGACGCTACCAGCCCGCCACCCCCACCTTCCTCAACGCTGGCAAGGCACAACGCGGCGAGCTAGTGTCGTGCTTCCTCACCCGGGTGGAAGACAACCTGGAATCCATCAGCCGCGCTATCACGAACGCCCTACAACTGTCCAAACGAGGCGGCGGCGTAGCCCTCCTACTCACCAACATTCGTGAGACTGGTGCACCCATCAAGCGCATCGAGAACCAGTCCAGCGGAATCGTGCCTGTCATGAAACTACTGGAAGACTCATTCTCCTATGCCAACCAGTTAGGTGCCCGTCAAGGAGCAGGAGCCGTCTACCTCAGCGCCCACCACCCCGACATCATGAAGTTCCTCGACACCAAACGAGAGAACGCCGACGAGAAGATCCGCATCAAGACCCTCTCCCTGGGTGTCGTCATCCCGGACATCACCTTCGAGTTGGCTAAGAACAACGACGACATGTACCTGTTCAGCCCCTATGATGTCGAACGAGTCTACGGCACACCCATGTCAGACATCTCGATCACCGAGAAGTATCACGAGATGGTGGAGAACCCGGACATCAGGAAGACCAAGATCAAGGCCCGCCGCCTCTTCCAAGTCATCTCCGAGATCAGCATGGAGTCCGGCTACCCGTACCTCCTGTTCGAGGACACCGCCACCAAGGCGAACCCACTAAACGGGCGCATCAACATGTCCAACCTCTGTAGCGAGATACTTCAGACAAACGAGGCATCTGAGTACAACCCCAACGGTTCGTACAGCCACGTCGGCAAAGACATCTCCTGCAACCTGGGTAGCCTCAACATCGCTAAGACGTTCGACAGCCCAGACTTCGCCAAAACCATCGAAACTGGCATCCGGGCACTCACATCTGTCAGTGACCTATCCAACATTGACGCCGTACCGTCAGTTGAAAACGGAAACCACAGCACCCACAGTATCGGGCTCGGAATGATGAACCTACATGGGTTCCTCGCGCGCGAACATATCCACTATGACTCTCCTGAGGCGGTAGAGTTTGCCGGACTGTTCGCATACGCATTCAACTACTGGTCTATTGTCGCATCAAACAAGATCGCAAAAGAAACAGGACAGGTATTTGACGGGTTCGACACCAGCGAATACGCTAACGGTACCTATTTCAATAAATACATTGAGAAGAACTGGGGACACATCACCTCACCCAAAATCTCGGCACTACTAGGAAGAAGTAGCATCTACTTGCCTACACAAGCCGACTGGGAGAAATTAAAGAATGACGTGATGGAGCACGGACTTTATAACGGGTACCGCCTATGCATCCCCCCAACGGGGAGCATCAGTTACCTGAATTATTCCACCGCATCAATTCACCCAATCATCTCTCCGATTGAAATTAGAAAGGAAGGAAAGTTGGGTCGAGTTTATGCCCCAGCACCCTATCTTTCTGATGACACTCTGCCTTTCTATCGTGATGCGTACAAGATTGGCCCTGAGGCAATCATCAACATGTACGCCGCTATGACTCCTCATATTGATCAGGGGCTCAGTCTGACTCTGTTCTGGCCGGATACTGCAACCACGCGAGACATGAACAAGGCGTACATCTATGCATGGCGCAAGGGGATCAAGACAATCTACTATGCCCGCATCCGCCAACTGGCTCTTGAAGGCACTCAGGTAGAGGGTACTGCCGCCGGGTACTGCGAGTCCTGCCAGTTGTGATGCTGACACAATGTCGGTAGGTATCTGAACTCGAACCGCGCCCTCATCTTGCACATGCAGGGCGCGGTTCGAGTTTCGTTACAATCCTCCCGTTTTCTCGCGTTGAGTTAAGAAGTGAGGGTAATGTGTTGGGTGCTACGATGTTGTTTCAGTTCGACGATGATGGGGCGCTGGCGGCGTTGAGTACTGGGTCGTCGTCTGGCTGGGTATGATGAGTGCAGGTATCAACGTCTGTTGACCGATGTAGACCGTCTGAAAGGGGATGTGAGATGTCTGAGAGCGTGGTTACTCCTAACATACCATCCTCTGGTTGTGGCTCGGGCGTGTCTGCAAGTCAGGACCTACCAGCACCTCGTCAGGAGGTTAGGGTTCAGGGCTCTCCAAGCGATCAATTGGGTTATGGTGGCGACAGACAGGTGCCCACCCCTGGGTCTCCCCCTAACTTCACTATTCCAACTCTGAAGGGTTGGTCGGCCGAGAAATTCTACAACTACCACGAGCAGGTTATTGACTATGAGGACCTGAAGCGTCTGAATGAGTCAATCAATGAGGCTCGTATGGGCCTGTTTCGGGTGACTGACACGATCAATTACTATGATCGTGAGGAGCGTCGCCTGAAGGTGATCTATGATCGTGCGTGGCGTCGCGCCTACATTGAGTCCAATGGGCGTACTGACAAGGAGCGCCAGTATCGTGCAGACATGGTGTGCGAGTCCATGGAAGACGACTGGATCGTGGCGTCACAGTTGAAGGCGGAACTGATTAAGGTATCTCAAACGATCCGCATGGAGTTAGAGACTTTACAGTCGATTGGAAACAATCTCCGCCAGCAGATGAAGATGTGAGTAGGTGCGGTTTTGTCTGGTAGTGGTTCTAGTGCAGTGACGCCTGGGCGGGCACGTAAGCGTAGCCGTGGACTGGATGCTGCAACTTGGGGTGTGGCTCGACGCGCCCTGGTTATTGTTGGCGCTACTGTGGCTACTGTGACTGCTGTGTCCTTGATCCTTCTGGCGGCTGTCCCGGCTTTTGGCGTGTCGGTGTGGACTGTTCTGGGATCGTCGATGGAACCCACCCTGGATGATGGGTCCATAGTGGCTGTCCGCAACAGTGACAGGCCGATCCAGCACGGTGAGATCGTGGTGGTTGGCAAACCGGAGTCCTGGTATCGTGAGGGGAAGGACACATCTAGTCACCGCGACGTGCTAGTGAAGCGAGTGGCGGCTGTCCCCGGTGACACCTTGGACGTTGCGGGTGGTGAGATCCTGGTGAATGGCACAGTGGTCTACTCCCTGAAAGAATCAGGGTACCCATGTCCGGCTGCGACTGGCGACTACAGGCACACGTTGGGGGACAGTGAAGTGATGGTGCTGGGGGATAATGCGTTCTTCTCTCTGGACTCACGTAAGGTGATGTGCACGATGGGTGCTGGCGGCATGTTCGTGGATGCGAGGCAGGTTCGGGCTCACGGTAGGATCCTAGCGAGCACCTGACGCTCACCCCGACCTCGCATACCCCACTCAGTTACGCACTTAGGTGGATGGGGTGTGTACAGGCCTGGAGGCGACACAGGGACGGACGACTACAGGAGGCGCACTATATGAGTGACAGCATTGGCAGCGTGAGTAGCACCCATGGTTTGCGTGTCGCCCTGGTCCTAGATAAGTCTGAGACGTGGGTGCGGTTCAAACGCGACGAGGTACTGGCCTCATGGGGCGTGGCTGATGGCGAAGTGGAGTACACGGACAGTGTTGCCACTGCTGGCGTCGCTAACATGTTCGGTGACGTGATCACACCAGTGGTACACCTGAAGGATGCGACCCATGCGAAACGCATCCTAGGTGAACTGGAAGGCTTGCGGGACTCGGGCGTGGAGGTTAACGTGCTGATTGTTGGTACGGTTGCCAGGAACTCTACGAAACGCCTGGAGAAAATGGTGGCAGATCTTGGCGGTAGCGTTCATCTGGCGAGACAGAACAGTCGGGACAAGACAAACCCGGCCAGCGAAGTGATCGACGCCCTGCATGTGCCTCAAGAGGTGAAGAACTTCCTCCATGACTACGCGGGGGACGACTACTCCCTGATCCTGGGTGTCGCACGGTCCTTGCGCACATTGACGCCGCAGCAACAGGCACGTATCGGCCTGGAGGACGTGATTATTCGCCTACCTAAGGCTCCCGGTGCTGTACCCCCATGGGAGATCGACAAGCCTCTGTTCATCCAGCCTGACCCAGACCGCATGGTGAAGATGTTTCGGCGCATCATTGCGCACACGCACCACCTGGTTGTGCTGTCGTTGCTGAAGGGGAAGTTGCAGGCCGCGCATCTCTCGCTCAGGTTGAAGTTGTTGGGGGTGACGCGGATCACTGATATCGCTGACGCACTTGGGGCGGCGAACAACTACCAGTTCAAGGCCGCCACCCAGTTGGGGGGCCGCCTGGGTGTAACACTCACCAAGAGACTGTTGGAGGAGGTGCTGGAGGTAGAGTCCCAAGTGAAGGGCGAATCCAGAATCAATGGTAACACCCTGGTAGAGATGGCTTTGCTGCGCATGTGCCTACTGGTGAAACATCACATGGAGCACACTGGCTGGAGGTGACGACCTTCACAGTGCAGTGGCATGGGGTACAATAGGCGACAGAAGCCAACTGCTAGAACGACACAAACCTCAACTTGACACTTCCTCACACACTCAACATCCTTCAAAACAAGTGGCAACACCTGTTGACGCCGCATGTTTAGGGTGCAAGGCAGGGAAGGGTAAGGGCGTAAGGGTGGTTGGTGTACCTACTCTTTTTCGACTCGGAGGACAGACCGCTCGTGCCAACTAAGACACAGAACTCCCTGAACAAAGTACGAGAAAGGCGCTCAACCTCCCTCAACAAAATCCTCAACGATCCCTACATCGGGTACGGCAGTATCCAGGAGGCATCTAACGACTGCAAGGGGTCATCCCAGGTGGAGGTCCTGTGCAGGCTGCTCAACAGGGAAAACCTGTTCATCTCCGGCCCAGCAGGTTCGGGCAAGACTACCATCATCAAGCGTTTTATCGACCTCATCGATGCAATCTATGACGGAGTGTTCAACATTGCCATCACCGCCACCACAGGACTCGCAGCAACCAACGTCGGCGGCAGAACCATCCACTCCTGGAGCGGACTAGGCGTCATGGAAGAACCCTTCAACCTCAGTGCGCTACGCAAGTCCGGCAAACTCATGAGAATGAGCGCAGCCAGGACACGAGCACGATACTGTGACGTGCTCATCATCGACGAGATCAGTATGCTGCACGCCTACTACCTGGACAACCTGGACGCCTTCATGAAGTACGCGCGCCGCAGCCAGGAGCCCTTCGGCGGGGTGCAGGTCGTATTCCTTGGGGACTTCATGCAGTTGCCGCCAGTCGCCCCCAGGGAACCCCTGGAGGGACTGAACTACGGGTTCGCCATCCAATCCAAAGCATGGATGGAGGCCAACATTCAACACTGCTACTTGGACAAGATCCACAGGGCGGAGGACCCAGAACTCAAGCACCTACTGTTCTGCATCGAGCGTGAACGCATGGATGACCGTGCAATCAAAGTCATCGAACGGTGCAAGCATAACGGCAAAGACTCGGACAAGGTATACACCACCCTGTTCACTACGAACCGGAACGTTGACACCTACAACAACGACCGACTGGACGAGAACCCCAACCCAGCCAAGAACTTCAAGACAATAAAACTCCTAGGATCAGCCAAGGATCTAGAGGCACTGAAACGCGATCACAACATCCCCGAGACAGTGCGACTGAAGAAGGGCGCAACCGTGATCGTAACCCGCAACCTCACCACCCCCGATGGAGACCTCCTGGCGGCAAACGGGTCCGTCGGCAAGGTTGAAACGTTCCACAACGGCGACGTTCAAGTCCGCCTCAACGACGGCAGTGTCGTCGATGTCTCCAAGCAACGAGCATCCATCAGCAAACGGAAGACCACCAAGAACGAGGACGGGGAAACCATCACCTTCGACGAGGAGACGGCAGCAGTCCTCTACATGCCCCTGAAACTGGGGTACGCGATCACCGTCCACAAATCACAGGGGCAGACCCTTGACGGTATCGAGGTTGACCTGTCCAGGTGCTTCTCACCTGGCCTGGGGTACGTGGCGCTGTCCAGAGTGCGTAACGCTGACAGTATGGTCATCTCCAAGATCAATGATGACGCCTTCAGGGTGAACCCCCTATGTAAACAGATCAGCACTTTTGTGAAGCGCAAGTCGGTTGATGGCCGCAAGGAGTTCCTGACCCACCAGGGTGATTATGAGCCTCTGCTGACTGGTGGTGCAGCCCTGTCTGAGAAGTGGGACGTTCTTGAGTCTGGTACGGAACGTCAGGAGCGAGCAAAGAAGAAGTGACATTTGGGTGGGTTAATATACCACACTCTCCTGTAACGAACCTGTAACCATCCTGGGTTCCGGCTGGTAACCACAGCAGGTCTTTGGTAGGATGCGCTGGAGTTATGTCAAGACTTTTAAACACTTGACACCCCAGTAGTGGTCAGAAGGAGAGAATATGACCAGCAATGACAATGCATCCTCGTTGCCGGACCTGGAACTGCCTGCCCCGGCACCCACGGGCTCGGACCCGGAGGCAGCCTCCACAGGGATTGACGCCCAGGGCGAAGCACGGAGCGCAGTAGACGGAGACGTGTCGGTCACTCCACAGGACGCGCTGGCCGACATGGTTGCTGACACCCAGGAGCATGGCGACTATGACGAGCCAATGTCACCATCCAAGGTTGCCAACGTCATTAAGAACATTCGTCACGAGGAATCCACCGCAGAGTCCCAAGGCCACAGCGGTCAGACGGGAGGCCCCGGCCTGGATGTCGATACGGACGAAGATTTCAGTGAGCCTGATCTTCCTCCCTTGGATTTGGACGGTGGCGAGTCTGAAATGAACTTTCAGGGTGGCGAGAGTGATGTTGACCCAGATGCTACCGCTGTCATCGACGCCGTGGAGGGTACTGACAGTCCCGCTGAGGGGCGAAAGGGTGGCAGGCTGAAGCAAGCCATGGTCGAATCCCGTGTAGCCGCCAGGAAGGCTGAGAGACGCGCTCGCGCTGTCCGGGCTGTTTCCGTCGTCGCTGGCGGGATTCTCTTGGTTGGGGTTGCCGGCGGGGCGGGCTACTGGGGGTGGCTGAAGTGGCGCAGTGGCGTGGCCAGCGTGCCGTCCGCCGTCACCAGGATCAACGTGACTGACGCCTCTCTGGATCCGTGCAAGACATTCGTTGACGAGGGTCTGAAGTGCAAGGCCACCTGGCAGATCAAGGATGGCACCAAGCGCGGCGAACTCATCAGTCAGTCTATCAGTGCCGGTCAGAATGTCCCGAAGGGGTCGGGTGTCAACCTTGTATACTCCAACGGGCCGGAGACCACCAAGATGCCCAACGTCGTCGGCATGCCCTTGGATCAGGCGAAGCAAGCCATCTACGAGGCGGGTGTAGACGTCTCCGAGGTCAACGTGGTGGAGAAACCCGGGGTAAGCGAGAACACAGTCACCTCCTCCTCCATCCAGGCCGGTACTGAGGTGACGAACGGCAACGGCGTGAACCTGGAGGTCGCTAACGGGAAGGTAGGTATCCCTGACTGGACCGGCAAGACTAAGGACTTCGTGGAGCAGGACGCCAAGAAGCACGGCATCAAGGTTAAGTACTTGGAGGAGGAATCAGACAAGACTCCCGGCATAGTCCTGTCACAGTCCCCGAAGGCTACAGAGAGTGCCTCCACGAACGAGGTGCAGGTGACTATTGCCCGCTCCGCCAAGGCTAGTGACATCAGCGTCCCGGATGTCGTGGGTAAGAGCGAGCAGGAGGCTCAGTCCACGCTGGCTACCGCTGGACTCAGAAAGATCAGCACAGTTAAGGTTCCGAACTGTGCCGTGTCTTCCTCTCAGGTGACGCAGACGATCCCGGCGGCGGGAGGTTCGGTGAAGTCGGATACGGACGTGACGATTATCGTGTCCGACCCTGACGCCAGTTGCAGCAAGTGAACTAGGGACTCGGCTGGTGGAACAACCTGAAACAGACAGTAAACCACCAGCCGAATTATTCTAGGGGCTTATGTATCCTGGTCAGGCATATACGATACCACGATATTCGCCCACCGCAACGCAACAGAAACGTACAAAAAGGGACAGGAAAGAACCGGCGAGTTCTTACCACAGTTACTCAAAAGCAGAATGGGTACACAAGCATCCCAAACTACTATAGAGGACAAGGAAACACGGCCACAAGCCGGATAACCCTCTGTGAAAGGCAAACTCACAAGCACATGACACCTCACTACAGCAAGACCAAGCACACCAGTAAGATCCTCATCGGTTCGGTACTCGCAGCCGTCACCATGGCCGGAACCTCTGGGGGAGTCGCAGTAGCAGCCTCCCTCGACGAAACCCCAACAAACAACAACACGGGGGCACAGGACACCCACTCCAGCGACAGCAAGGGTGGAGCACACAAGTCCACCTACCGGGCTACCATCTTTCTCACCACCCAAGGCGACCTCACCCCAGTCACCATCGACAGTGACACCACTACCGTTAACGAAGCCATCGCCGCGTCCGGGCGCAACCCCGCCGACTACCGCACCATCGACGGCAACAAGGTAGACGGCAACCGCACCCTCACAAACGGCGAGCACCTAGCCCTCCTCCAAGCCGAAACCAGCACCGCCACCAGCGAGAACATCAGCATCCCCGCACCAGAGACCACCAAGGAGTCCCCAGACCTCCTCGTCGGCGAGACCAAGGTGGAAACCGAGGGTAAGGCCGGGCAGGCCATCAAAACCGTCGTCACCACCAAGGACGAGAAGACCGGCAAGACCACCAGCAAGGAATCATTGGCCGTCACCGCCGCCCCGCAAGCCAAAGTCACCCTCATCGGCACCAAGAAACCCTCCACAGACAACACTGAGACCACCTCCACCAGTGACACCAACACGGGCGCACAGTACATCGGCCGCCATGTAGCCAACCCCAGCAGCAGCGACAGCAACTCCAACGCGGCCACCGCGAAAGCCGTAGCCTCCAACCTCGCTGACGGAGCCAAGGCAGCAGAGATCGCCAAGGCACAGGTCGGCAAACCCTATGTGTGGGGATCCGCTGGACCGAACGCCTTCGACTGCTCCGGCCTCATCTACTACGCATTCGGAACCCAGTTGGGGTACAACATCCCCCGCACAGCCTCCGACATCGGCCACTCCTCCACCCCCATTTCCAAGAGCGACCTTCAGGTAGGGGACATCCTCTACACAGAGACCCACATTGGCATCTACGTCGGGAATGGGCAGGTAGTCCACGCAGCCACCGAAAACACCGGAGTCGTCTACGACAGCATCAACGGCTACTTCTCATCCTTCCAGGCAGGGCGACTCACCCGGTGACGGACACCACACCCCAGGATCACGGGCAAACCCCCTGACCACTGGAAACATAGACTAGGGCCACCCCAGTTACTCTCCTTCCTGGGGTGGCCCTTCAACTTGCCAAAACCCAGGTCAACGGCATACAATAGACTACACTATGACCAAGAACAGTAAGACCGTGACCTCCACAGTAGGTAACACTCTCAGTAGCCAAGCCACTAACACGACCACCACCCTGGACACCATCACCTACACGGAAGGAGTACCAGACAACGTGCGCGACGACCTCAAGGGACTCACCACCCAGCAGGTCAAGGACACTCTAGAGACACACCGCACCCCCATGGTCACAGTGTGCATGAACCTCACCAGCGACTTCAACAAGGCGTCAGTGATCCGCGCCCACAACGCATTCCTCGGCAACGACATCATCATCGTCGGCAAGCGTCGCTTCGACCGCCGCGGCACGGTAGGCACCTACCACTACGAGACTATCAAGCACACCCCCAACTTCATGGACGTCTACTCCCACCTTAGGGAGCACGGATACACCCTCATCGCAGTGGACAACACGCCCCAGTTCAGCCCACAGTCCGTCTATGACACCAACATCCCCAGACATGCTGCGTTCATCTATGGTGAGGAGCAGAAGGGCCTCAGCGAGGACGTGGTGGCCCTATGCGACATGGTGGTTTACATCCCCCAGTACGGTAGTGTCAGGTCCATTAATGTGGCACAGGCGGCCGCAGTCATGATGAGCGAGTACAACCGCCGCCACCGCCCCTAAAAACAGGGGCAACCCGCCACCAGTAAGCCCAGGCGAGAAGTCGGTAACCTAAAAGGGTAAACCCACACCACCCTTGGAGGCTCGCCTGATGATCAAGATCGCACACCTGAGCGACATCCACGCCGGATACACGGCCACCAGGCACCTCAACAACCAAGGCATCAACGTACGCGAAGCCGACGGATATGTAGCGTTCGCCCGAATCGTCACCGACTGCATCAACCACGACGTTGATCTTGTAGTGATCGCTGGAGACACCTTCCACACCTCCACCCCCAGCATCCGCACAATCATCTTCGTGCAAAACCAGTTCCGACGCCTCGCCGCAGCAGGGATCCCCATCTACGCGCTCGCTGGAAACCACGACGTAGACGACATTCGAGCCAACATTGCAGCATCACGAGTCCTGGATGATCCACTCAGGGACATCCACTCCCACATAGAACCCTATGCAGTCCACGAAGTATTCGATGGTGTTCACCTACACATGGTGTCACACCACATGTTCATGGACCAGTCTCAAACCCTCCCTAACGTGAAAAGCGTTGACGGCGCTATCAACATCTTCACCACGCACGGATCTGTCATAGACCCCATCCTGGAGATGAAACTTCACACAGAGCAGTCCCCCCGTGAGATCGTCATCCCCGACTGGCTACTGGCTGAAAACAACTGGGACGCCATCATGCTAGGCCATATCCACGAACGCGGCTGGGTAGGATCCAGTGACGGACGCACAGACACAGCCAGCACGGGCATCTTCTACAACGGGTCCATCATCCGACGGGGCTTCGCCGACAAGACCTGCACGCTCGGACGAGGCTGGACACTGTGGACCATACAGGACGACGGAACCTTCACCCAGGACATCAAGACCATACCGCAGCGCCCCCAGTACGACTTCACCCCCATCGACGCCAGCACCCTGACCGCCAGTGAGGTCACCGACATCGTAATCGAAAACCTCAAGTCCACCCAACCAGACGACGGACCAGTGTTCAACGCCGCCAGCGCCCCCATCATCCGCCAGCGCATCGAGAACATCACACCCGGAAAGAAGTCCGCCCTCGACCTGAAAACCATCAGCGACAACGCGGCCCACGCACTCCACTGGGACATGCCAGCATCCTTCACCCCCACAAACAACAATAACACCACTCGGCGAGCCAGCGAGGAAAGAATCGGCACCGGCACCGCTGACCTCCTAGGCGTCTACGACGAGTGGGCAGAGGACAACGAGACCCTGAAAAACATCTCCGACAACATGCGTGAAAACGTGTCCAGGAAAGCCCGCGAGTTCGTCAAAATGGGGCAGGAAGAAATACTCGCCGCAGAATAACCAGAGTAGGGTAGGGCACCCCAGATGACAACATAAACCCAACCAAGGGGCGGCAATAGTGGACATTGTTAAGATATTCGCGTACTCTGAACAAGGAAAAGATTAGACGAGGGCGAACATATGGTACGACCACGAGGAAAACACGTCAAGGAAACCAGGCACACAAGCAAGCCCATACGACACCTGATTCCACCCCTCATCGCATCAACCGTCATACTCAACCCAAGTGCGACAGCAGCAGCCTACCAGCCAGGCGGGCAGCAGGACGTCCCAGGGATCCCCTCCAGCCTCTCAGGCAGCATCACTGACCTGTCTACGACTGACACCAAAGCCATCCCCTACCCGACCCGTGTCGTCGAGGACAAGGGGCTACCAGCAGGCATTGAAGTCGTCATCCAAGAAGGCAAGGACGGGGTACTCAAGACCGTCACAGGGTTCAGGCAGGCGGCAGGAACAGGGGGCACCCAACACAACTCCAGGGTCAGACACACCTACATCGACACCCCCGCCACAGAGAAAGTCATCCGCGAAGGCACCAAGACTGAGGTCATCGAAGGGGTAGCAGACAAGGTAGTGCAGGCCGAAGCCAAGATCGCTGAGCAGAAAAAAGCAGAGGAAGCCACCCAAGCCAAACGGGACGTGGAGCAGCAGGCACAGGCCGCTGCGGCACCAACCATCCTTGACAACAGTACCGCCGCCTCAAACAACAGCAGTGACAGTGGCTCCACCACGCCGCCCCCAGCAAATCAGGCGACCGGAACGAAGACCGACTGGATGCGTGCCGCCGGAATAGCCGAGTCGGACTGGCCCTATGTGGACTACATCATCAGCCACGAGTCCGGGTGGAACCCCAACGCCGTCAACGCATCCAGTGGCGCTCACGGCCTACCACAGGCCCTACCAGGAGGGAAGATGGCGTCAGCCGGTGAGGACTGGGCCACCAACCCCGTCACCCAGTTAAAGTGGGCCAGCGGGTACGCAGTCAGCCGATACGGATCCTGGGCCGCCGCCTACAACGCATGGCGGTCACAGAACTGGTGGTAGAAAAAAGAGAGGGGCGATAGGCGCTGACAAGGTGTATGAGTGTATCCACCCCAGAACACCCTGTACCTTCATGCACAAAGTAGCCCCAACCAGCAGACACGCTGACGCACAGGCCCAAGAAACCGGAGAAACACGCATGTACACAATCAGCCAGCACAACCCCGACACAGACACCTACACTGAGGTCGAGATGGGCCTCTCCGGTGGGGAAGTCCGCCAGTCCATCCTCGACCGTGTACGAGGAGACCTACACCATGAGGACGAGAACGGCCTAGACTGGAGAACCAGAGTCATGTGCCGACCCCAGGACCTCAAAGCCACAGACGGGGCGTACAGGCAGGCAGACGAGGCGATATACGCCATGAACGACACCCAGATCGAGGGCGACTGGGTGTTCACCACCAGCGGCAGAATCAAGGTGACCCAAGATGACGAAAACTAGCCAAACCATACGACGTCGGGCAGCACTTATTGGTGCCACCCTAGCCCTAGCGCTCATAGCCATCATCAGTGCGTGCATGACCCACACCATGCCCACACAGACCATGGCCCCACCCAGCCCAGGCCCATCCCCATACATCAAGGCCACCTCCTGACACAACCCAAGATGTCAGGGTATCCGAACCCCACCCAATAACCCCGACACGCAGCAAAAGCCGACACCAAGCACAGGAACCGGACAGGAAGGCAGACAACACCGTGCAGTTCGTCATCGAGGACTGGCCCTTCGGTCAACCCTTCCCTAAAGGCAACGCCCGCACCTCCAGTCGCGGATGGTGGGACAAAAACCTCGGCTTCCACGTCTACAGCGGAGCCACCCTACCCAAAGAACTACGCCCATACCGCAGCAAAGACTTCTCACTCGCCCGCTGGTGCGAAGACGAGATAAACGGCACAGTCATACCCACCACCCCCTCCAGCACCAGGTACGATCCCAGACCCCACCAGGTCGAAGGAGCCCAGCAGATCATCCACGCCTATGGGAACGGCGAACGCGGCTTCCTGGAGGCTGACGGTACCGGACTAGGTAAAACCCTCACCATCCTGTCCGCAGTCGCCCAGATCGCCGAAGAGAACACGTATGGCGCCCGCCCGGAAGAAAAGTCCCGCGTCCTCATCGTCTGCCCAAAGTCCGTCATCCCACACTGGCGGCAAACCATCCGCTCATACCCGCCAGCACTCGCCTACACCAGGCCACTCATCATCAACTACCAGCGGCTCAACAAGATCCTCAAAGAGCCAGACACGCAAACCTACCGGGCTACCGGAGGAACCAAGAAAAGCCGCACCAAAGCCAGCAAACCAGCCCGCCGCAGCACCAAGAGAACCAACCGCACCCTTGCCAGGTGCGGGGAACCAAAAACGGACTGGGACATCATCATCTTTGACGAGGCCCACGCACTCAAAAACTACCCAGACTCCAACACGTCCCTAGCCGCAGTCTCAGTAGCCAGACTCAACCAGGCATACGCCCCCAAACAAGACGGCTACCACGCCCGCACACCATTCGTCATCTTCTCCACCGCCACCCCAGGCGCATCCCCGCTGAACCTGGCTGCCATGGCCGGGATCATCGCCCCCCGCATCAACAAGACCTCCACCAGAGTCACACCCTCCAGGTGGGGCCAGTTCCTCCATGACCAAGGCTTCCATGTCACCAAGACCAAGAAAGGCCAGTGGCAGTGGGTCACAGCACCATGGTGGGGGAAAGACTCAACCGACCCCACCGAGAAGAGCCGGTACCAGCGAGGAGTCAAAGACGCACGCCAGAAACAACGCCGAGACAGTCTCCGTGTTGGTAAGGCCCTCACTTCTCCAGGATCCCCATTCCTCAGAAGAAACCCCAAAGACATTGCTGGCTGGCCCGAACAGCAAATCATCCCCTTCCCCATCACCATGGACCCCACCCAACAGAAAGTCTACGAGACCCTATGGAGCAGGTTCCGTCAGTTCCTCAACCTCACCCCAGCCCACAAAGACCCCAAGGCCGCACTCACCGAACGACTCCGATACCGGCAAAAAACCTCCCTGCTCAAAGTTGACAACATGGTCCCCTTCATCGCCGACCAGGTAAATGCGGGCAACCAGGTCCTCATCGCCTGTGAGTTCACCGAAACTATCGACAGGTACCATGCCGCCCTCCAATCCCTGAAGATCACCAGCACCGAGATCAGCGGTCGAGTCCTAGGGGAAGAACGCGAACACAACCGCCTCAACTTCCAGACAGGGCGGGCCCAAGTCGTCATGTGCACCATCCCAGAAGGCATCTCACTTCACGCGGGCGAAATCCTACCCGACGGCACTAAAGCCACCACGAACCCACGCATCACCATCCTCCATGAGGTCCGCGAGAACAACGTCCAAAACAACCAGATCCTAGGCAGAGCACACCGAGACGGACAAAACTCCCTCACCTATGTGCCCTACCTCGAAGACACCGTGGACACCCAGGTCATCGCCTCATACGTCAACAAGACAGCCAACATGAACACCATGACCGGCGAAGAAGACGCAGACCAGTACGAGCGGATCTTCCGGCAAGCAGCAGCCACCAGCAGACACCCGTAAGGCCAAGCGACACAACCTGCCGCAAGCGCGAGCACATGCGACAAGCGTCCTGGCTCTAAACCAGCCCCACCCACCCGCACGCCCACTTAAACGGAAGCGCGGCAGCACAGGATCCAGGCCGAACGTCATCTGGCACGTACCGAGCAGAAAGCACACTCACAGCCCCATATGGCAGGATCCCGCACCAGCCTCAGGTAATGTGATACAGATCACAGTAGGGGAGGTTGACAGCATCACCCACCACCATGGTAGAGTAAGGGCACAACAACATCAGGGGTTGCGAACACCACCTCAAACCCAGGGAAACCAGGGAGCGAGACAGGAACCACAACCAGGAAGGGTTGACAAGCCCAAACCAACCTGATATTGTTGCTCCAACAACACCGACACGAGCAAAAGAAGGAGGTCGGTCACATGCTGAGCAATCAGATTCAGCACAAACAACCAAATACCGCCCTCTGGCTCGCACGCCATGAGCGACCATATAGTATGGTGGCCGTGACGTGGGGAGAAAACCCCGGTCGGTTTGATAAGTCCTCGCACTGAGGCAGACAATCCGACAGGTTAGGCTCCCAAGACACTGGTAGAGCAAACAACAAGTGACACGGTTCACAGAAACCAGCACTTGACAACAGAAAACCTGAATACTTAGGATTGTGACTGAGGCCAACAAAACTGGAACGGCCAAGGACCCCAAAGGCCCAAGAAGGTCAGAGCACCTACACGATGACCCGCCGAGATGGTGGCGAGGTAGGGAACGGACTGGAGTAAGCCAAACAGGGACACTGAAGCCAATCAGTTAAACCACCTCAAAACAATCCTCCTGAAACCACAACAACCCCAGGCAACAACTAACCCACCCCGCAAGGGGCAGGTGAAGTCAAGCCCAAGGGGAACACAGTGGTAACAGGCCCAAACTGAATAAGAGGACCACCCCGATCACAGGGTGGAGGAAGACTCAACAGGCGCACCCCGTACTGACAAAGGTGCGGAAACAAGACGCCTGGGGTTGCCCCAATCGGGAGGGCTCGTAGATAGGAAAATCCCGTGTCTGATGGCGACGTCAGTCCGCCCCAGCAGCAAGCCAAAACTACTGGGGCAACGTGCGAAGGACTGACAAGAACTTGAAAGTATTGTCGTGATGACAAGACCAGATAACTAGCCATTGGGCGCCGCTCATGCGGATACAAGAAACAATAACCCTCACTGGGAAGGCGACAACTGGTTATGTCCAGGAAAGACCAGGACCAGATCCGTCCCCCATGACCCAGTGAGGCGAGTGTGGAGGACTGGAGGCAGCGGACACCTCCACACAGCACAACAACTCCCTAAAACACGGGAGTAACTTCGGCGTGTAGCGCAGTTTGGTAGCGCACCTGTTTCGGGAACAGGGGGCCACAGGTTCAAATCCTGTTACGCCGACGATGAGAACACTAAAAGGCGTCAACAAACATGACAACAAGTGTCCTCGTAAATGTCACGGTAAAGCGTAACTGGTAGCGCGCCGGTCTGTAAAACCGGTCTGAAAGGTCTGTGGGTTCAAGTCCCACCCGTGGCACCATTCTCCTGTAGTTTAATGGCAAAACAGGTGACTGTTAATCACTCATTTCAGGTTCGAGTCCTGGCGGGAGAGCCAATCATGAAACACAAGTTGTGGCACGACCTTCAGCAAAATACAGGAACACGTGCCTACAACAAATGCTCTTGTGGTGGAATAGGTATACACAGCGGACTTAAAATCCGTCTCCCATCAGGGAATGTGGGTTCGAATCCCACCAGGAGCACGGTGTATGTGGTGGAATAGGTATACACACCAGGTTGTGGCCCTGGGTCCATATGGACACATGCGGGTTCGATCCCCGTCATACACCCGATGGAAGCAAGTCTAGGCAGATGCTTTCTGACACATGAAGAGACGCGAGTGAAAATCTCGCTGGTTCCTACAATGGAGCCATAGTTTGTGAATGCAGTGAATGTGTTTGCAACAAGGTGCGACCGCAATCGAGTGCATGTGGCGTTGCAACCACATGCACTACTCCTCCGCAAGAGGAGACACCCTGCACAACGACTGACAGTACCAAAACACTTCATGCGCCGAAAGCAGAGATGCCAGAATAGTTACTATAAGCCTTCAAAGTTGCTTCCACCACTGGCGTGTGGCGCAGTAGGTTAGCGCGGCACTCTGATAAAGTGCAGGTCGTGAGTTCAAATCTCACCACGCCAACGGAGAAAATGGTAAAATTGGCTATCCAACCACCTCGAAAGTGGTGCCTGTAACAGGGCTGGGGGTTCGATTCCCTCTTTCTCCGCCGTGAATGAGTTGTCAGTAAGTGGTTTAATGACGCCATTTTGATAGGCACATTCATCAATGCCCATGTAGTTCAATTGGACAGAACACTCCGCTACGGACGGAGAGGGAGCCGAAAGGCCATTGGGGGTTCAAGTCCCTCCATGGGCACCACAACAATGCCACCATAGTGTAAAGGATCCGCACAGGACTCTCCGAAGGTCCCAGTTCAGGTTCGACTCCTGATGGTGGCACGAACTAGACACAATCTACGTGGATTGGCCGAGAGGATAGGCAAGGGTCTGCAAAACCCTACACACCAGTTCGAATCTGGTATCCACGTCTGCGGGGTCGAGCAGTTTGGTCGCTCACTAGGCTCATAACCTAGATGGACGTGGGTTCAAATCCCACCCCCGCCACGGGTCGATACCTTGCAAGAGGTGTTGACTATGCTACTCTAATCCTACTATAAGAGTAGCAAAGCAATCGGTGAAACAGGCAAGTGGACCGCAGAACTTCTAGGGCGTCTAGAGAGCAATCTCTAGGTACAGGTGATTTGTAGTTACTTGTCGTTATTCCCAATTGCGTAAGACCCTAGCGCTCTTTTTAAAATCCTTTGCGGTTTTAAAAAATATATGAGCAACCACCTGTACGACTTCTTCATAAGTACAGAAGCCTATGCTGATGTAGGATACATGCGGCAGGTGGACAATGGTCATGTAACTCAGATGGTAGAGTACCTGAACGACACTCAGGAGGCCACAGGTTCAAGTCCTGTCATGACCACGGAAAGTAAGCGAATGGTTAGCGGCCGCTTTGGAACAGCGGTGCCTCGTTAAGGGGTTGCGGGTTCGAGTCCCGTGCTTTCCGCTACAACAGCACCATAAATCCTACACTATCCTGTGGCACAGCACACGTGGGGACGCGGTTGACACGTTACAAGCCCACATGGTATGATAGTGTCATCAAGCAAGGGAGTTGACAACCATGACACTCTCATGGTACGCTTCCTTCAAGCGTTGTTTGAGAACTAGATAGTGGTAGCATTGCCGACTTGGCTCAGTTGGAAGAGCGTCCGGTTGAAGCCCGGAAGGTCAAAGGTTCGATCCCTTTAGTCGGCACGACAGGCATGGCTGATAAGCCTAGGTGACTAGGTGAAAGGTCTCCCCACGGATTAGGTAGGCCACCCTACCTCCAGGAGGTAGGGCACCCCATGCAATATGCCGGGTTCTAAAGCGTGTGCCAGCAGATGGCGCACGAACCCCTAAGTGAGGCTCAGGCCCAATGGTAAATACTGAGGGCACGACCAAATCAGTCTCAATGAGCCAGTAACTCACGACAAGGTTAACCCGACATAAGGGAGAAACAAGTCCGAGACACGCAAAATCAAGGGCGGTCTCCCACCTGGAAACAAGGAAGACCTGATAAGTCTCCCACGTCGCCAGGAATGGAGCGGGTAGCGCCAATCCTAGAGAATGTGAGGACTTTCGTGGGCCAAAATCCCATGAACCTCTAGGGAAGCACATTCTCACAATCCTCACAATAACAACGCAAAAGACTTCCCTGATTACTGGATGAAAATGTCCTAAACCTGACGGCCGTATGGTCAAGCCAGGCTGAGATGAGACCGCAAGTCTCACCCCAGTTGGGTAGACGGAAGTGCAACCCAGCAGGTCGCGTCTGCTGCGTGAAACATCCCACCCGAGTAGCCCAGTAATCTACAGAGTGATTCACTCAAATAATCGGGCATGACGTTCTAACACGGTACGCCTGGAAACAGGGTGCCATGTGGACAAGCAGGCAACACGGTAAACGTGGTAATCCTGACGAAAGGAACGTCGGAACAAGGTATAGTCTCAGCCTCATCACCTCAACTTACTTATGTGCCCCACAGAGTCTAGGGTTTCTGTGGTGGACCACCCACATGGAGTGGTTTCAGACAACCAGCGGCACGACGAATCCAGTGGATAACCTGCCCATTAATACTATGGATTTTATCCTAAGGAGTAGTCATACCCTCAGCCATGTTCAAAACAACAAATGGCCCTATGGTCCAGCCAGGTTAGGACGCCTCCCTGTCAAGGAGGAGATCGCCGGTTCAAATCCGGTTAGGGTCGCTATCCCAGGTGGTGCGCAACAAGCCTGGGAACAAATTGGCCTATAACTCAATGGCAGAGTGCCTGGCTGTTAACCAGGCGGTGAAGGTTCGAGTCCTTCTGGGCCAGCGCAAAGGTCACCCGGTTTGAGAGACCGTACTAGCCAAGCACAGTCGAATAGGTTGGTGATCGCCTGACTCGTGTGCTGCATGTCCTGAGTGTGCTCTCAACATGCTCGCAGTCACTTTATGGCCTGGCCCTGAGGATACGACCAGGTTACTTGGAGGGTTCGCATAGTCTGGCCCATTGCACCGATCTGCTAAGTCGGCGAGGTAACACTCACGTGGGTTCAAATCCCACACCCTCCGCTCATATAGTAAATACATCACATATGTCTGAAAGCATGTGTGAATGCCCTGTTGGTCTAGTCTGGTTAGGATGCCTCCCTCTCAAGGAGGAGATCACCGGTTCAAATCCGGTACAGGGTACGCAGATGAGGACTCCATCAACGGTGCTTAACTAGCCGGGGGTCTGCGCGGGTGCCCTCTGTCATCAAAATCGCCTTCTGTGAGGTCAGGGAGTAGTTACCCTGGGGCAGAAGGAAAGAATGATGACATGGTTTCATATCCCGTCCTCCACCTCCACAGCAGATTCTTTCAAGGGTACCTAATTTGGGAGAATTGAGTCCTCCGGGATGTGTGACTGGGACGTGAGACCTCATGAATGTTCTAGACAGGAGGTCGTCTGGTGCTAAAGAAGATAGATGCAAAATAGGTGCACTATGTTGGTGCAAGTCCAGCCACCAGATCTATTTCAAAACCTACCCGATAGAAACCCTGGCGGCTTTGTGTACAGTGCCGCGCTACCCAGGGCTTGCTTTTTCAGAGAAGAGTGCCGGGCTTCCTTCATTTTTTAACACGGAGTGAAGGAATTGATAGCCATTTTCTGAAAATGCTAGGGCAGGCTTGAAAACTGTACACAATTCATGCCCCTATAGCTCAGTTGGTAGAGCACCTGACTTTTAATCAGGGCATTGCGTGGGTTCGAGCCCCACTGGGGGTACTATTTTCAAATGATTCGTTATAATGTGAATTATGAACGAAGATTTGAAAGTATGTGGCGTTTATGGCATTTTTGATACACTTACGGGAGAATGTCTTTATGTAGGTCAGTCAAAGAACGTATATGAACGCTGCAAGACTCATCTTAAACGTCTTCGTTCAGGTAAGCACCTAGAACGGTTCTCTGAGTGGTTTATAGGTATAGACAAGGATGAGACACGACTGGGTTTTAAACTGCTTGAATTATGTGATAATACAGATGAAGACAAGAATCGCACCGAAATCAAGTGGTTTAATATTCTTCACCCTAAATTCTATGGTAACACACCATCCATGAATAACAGATGGGGACACTCTCAAGAAACTAGAGCAAAAATCTCAAGGAGAACTTACGAGGCAAAGCAGAAAGGCAAACATGTTACGTGTGCAGTTTATTTTTACACATGTAAGATGTGTAAAAAATTCTTTGCCTCTTCAGTGAAAAAGAGTAATTTTAATAAAACATTCTGTTCCAGAGAATGCTCTCACGCTTACGACAAGCACCTCAAAATGGACACCCTTGATTACAACAAGGTCAAAGACCTGTATGAATCTGGTGTCACTCAGGTGAAGATTGCGAAGATGTTTGGTGTTTCAAATGCCACTGTCTCCAAGTTCATGAGAGACAATGGCATTTCTACAGGATACAAACGTCATGATCCTGGGCTGAAGAGGAAGTCCAGGAAGACAAGCAATGCGGATGTAGTGTAG